AGTCGTCGATGACGGCGCTCGCCCGCCTCACGCCGCCCCCCTCGCCCCGGCCACGTAGCAGGGGCAGCCCCCTCGGGTGCACTCCACGGTCAGGGACATCACGAAGGCCGGGGCGGAGCAGCGCGGGCACGGGTGGGGGAAGGGGTTCTTCCCCCTGGCCCTCGCTGCCGGGGCGAGGGGCCCAGGCAGGACTCCTCCAGTTCTGACGAGAGACGTTAGCTCCCCAGGGGTCGCCATGGTGAACTTCAGGGGGCCGCTAGGGAGTCTTCGTTCCTCGACGGACAGAACCGCCTTTGATCCGACCACGGTCTCGACGTACGCCAGCTCGAATGTCCTGATGCCGGCCGCCAGCCTGGTGGGGAAGAAGATGACCAGCCCCGGGTGGTAGCCGCTGTGCGGCTGCGCCTCGATGTACCCGACCACGTACCCGGAGAAGTTTTTGGCCGCCCACTCGACCTCCTGGCCCGCGTTCACGGCCACGAACGACTTGATCGAGTTGATGTCCACGGACCTACCCTACCCCCGGCCCCGGCGCGGCGTCAAGGGCGGCCTCGTGGGCCTGCTCCCGGGCCTGCTCCAGGAGGTCCCGGGCTACGGCGGTGGAGTCAAAGCGCCTGGCCCTCCCCTCCACCACCCCCGGCACGCTGGCGGCGCCCCAGAAGCCGTGGTGGCTCGGGTCGTACGAGGGGTCGCCCCAGCGGACGACCCAGTCCCCGTCCTCGAAGACCTGGAGGCGCACCTCGCACTCCCCCTCGACGTTGGCGCTGACGTCGCGCAGCTCCCTGGCCACGTCGGACAGGCTCGGGAACCTCACGGCGCCTCCCCCTCGCACGGCTCGACCCGGTAGCCCTGGTGGGTGGTCGCCTCGTAGTACGAGAACGGCGTGTTGTTGAGGATCCACGCGAAGCACTCGTTGAGCGCCGCGTCACCCTCCCCCGCGGACCGGAACTCCTCGACGACCCCCCCGGCCCCGCCGTTCCAGGTGTTCAGGACGCGGTACCTCATGACCGAGCCACCTCGAAGCCGCGGCGCTCGGCCGCCCGGACCAGGGCCGCCACGAACTGGCCAGACACCGGACCGCGCCAGTACGGGCCGCGCGGCTCCCTCCGCGCGTGGCCGGGCGCGCAGCCCACCGGACCGTCGAAGCGCCAGCCGCCCTCGTCGCGCCAGGCGTGGGCGTCGTGGGCCCCGAGGAAGCCGGTCCAGACGATCGTGACCCTGGACACGCCGCGGAGGCTCACGACGCCACCCCCGGGCGCAGCCAGTAGAAGTCGGCCCACGCCAAGAGGACCCCCTCCGCCGCCCCATGGGAAAGCGCCTCCTCCACGTAGGCGCACCCGTCCGACGTGAGCGGGTTCTTGAGGAACACCTCGCAGCCGGCGCAGTGCTGCGGGAAGTCGGCCTCCCCTCCCCCGTTCGGGCACGGCCCCTTGGGGTAGTCGTCCGAGTCGTACGTGTGCTCGTCGTCGGGGCTGGCCGGGGCCTTGCCGGCGGCGGCGAGGCGGCCCATGACCTCCGAGGCGCAGTCCGAGCACCACAGCGCCGCCCGGTAGACGTAGGCGTCCATCACTCCCCCTCCAGCAGGTCGCCCGCGGACGCCCCGTCCACCCCGAGGATGTCCGCCAGGAACTCCCCCGTCTCCTCGCCCCACTGCTCCCGGGGGGCGAGCTGCATCCCCCCGTGGTTGTAGTCCCGCTGGCAGTCGTAGCAGGTGTTGGTGAAGCCGGCCAGCTCGACGTGCCCCCCGCATACGCACTCCCCCACCGCGGGGTGGACGTAGGTGCTCTCACGGGTCTCGACCACCCCGGGGCCCGTGACGTGGCCGGGGTCCCCTGCAACGCAGCGCCGATAGTTCTCGACGGCGGCCAGTGCCAGGGCGCCCACATCCACGCGCCCGTCGGCATCGCAGGCGAAGGCGAAGCTGGCCCCCTCGTATGGCCGGGGGAACACCAGGCTGTGGGTGACGACGTGCTCGACTTGGCGCTTGCTGATGATCTTCATGGGTCCATCCTACCTTCCTGAGTTTGGGTGTCAACGAAAATCGACAACATCACGACACCACCTGGACGTCGGCGACCACCACGTAGGCCTCCCTGGCCAGGTTCTCGGCCCGCACCGCCCGCTTGTAGATGCGGGGGTGGCGGGACTGCTGGACCAGACGGTAGGCCCGGGCCTGGGCCAGCTCCTTGGTGAACTCGACGGAGTGGACGGCTCTGGCTGTCTTCATGGAGCCATCATGATGCGGGCGATTTTTGATGTCAACATAAAAAGCTCCACCGGCCGCACTTTTCCTCCGCGTCCGTCCTCGTGGTATCATGCAAGGACCGTGCTGAGCGAGGCGGACCTGGACGTGACCGAGGTGCACCCGGGCCTGTGGGTGGGCGCGTACCCCCCGGGCCTGGCCGACCTCCGCCTGCTGGCGGGGTGGGACGAGGTCGTGGTGTGCATGCCCGTCCGCGTCAGGCGAAGGTCCGGGCCCAGGGCGTGGTCCGTCCCGATGGTGGACGGGCACGGGCCCGTGCCGGAGTGCATCTTCCGGGCGGCCCGCCGCGTGTCGAGGGCCCTGAGGAGGGGTAGGAGGGTGCTCCTGCTGTGCGTCCGCGGCCGGAACCGGTCGGGCCTGCTGGCCGCCCTGGCCATGTCGTACCTGACCGGCGCCAGCGGGCGCGAGTGCGCCAGGAGGGTGTCGAGGGCCCGGCACATGGCCCTGACCAACCAGGCCTTCGGCGTGCTCCTGGACCAGTTCAGCCCAGGCTGAGCGCCGCGAGCCTGGGGACGCCGGCTATCCTGGCGGCCTCCACGCGGTGGTTTCCGTCCACCACCGCGTTGCCCCTCGTCACGATGGGCGGCAGGCGGTCCCCCGCCCTCAGCATGCGGACGTAGAGCCTGACCCGCTCGGACTTGATCGGCTGGTTGCCCCCCACCAGGCCGCCCACGTCCACCGTCGCGGGCCTGGTCTTGCCGTACCTGGCCGTCACGGCGGCGTGGTAGCTGGCGTCCCACGCGCCGCGCTGGGCGTGCTTCCTGCCCGGGATGGAGATCGAGCCCGGGAAGCCCCCGGGCTCCCTCCACACGCGGGACCGCTCGCGAAGCTCCTTGAGGGTGACGGCCATACCGACCTCGGACCAAAGATTGACACCTCCGCCCCCCTCGTGCCATCATTGGCGGCGTGACGGGATTCATCAAGAGGTGGTGGTTCTAGGGCGTGTGCCTGGCGTTACTGGGCTACATGGTCTACAGCTTCGTGGGCGACGTCCGAGAGCGTCGGTGCCTGGTCCGCCGCGGCGAGGAGGTCCGGGACGACATCGTCAAGAGGTTCTCCGGGCCGTCCTCCCGGCTCGTGGAGACGAGGTTCCACCGCTGCGAGCCCTCCCCTGGGGGTGTCAGGGAGTCGATCCTGTGCGTCCTCTCCCTGCACTTCTGGACCGGCCAGGTCGAGTTCGTCCAGGTCGAGAAGCTGGGGGCGTGCCGGTGACGGAGGCGCCGCCCCTGCTCGGCACGCTGGAGAGGGTCTCGGGGGGAGGCGGACTGCGCACGCAGAGCGTCCACGGGGTGGCGCTGGGGTCCCCGACCCCCGGGGAGCGCTTCGTCCTGGTGGGCGAGCCCCTGGTCGATGGGGACGACCGGCTCGTCGTGACCTCCCGGGTGGTAGAGGTTACAACCCCCGGGCCGGGCGTCTGGGAGATGAGGACGGACAACTCGGTGTACCGGTTCACCGAAGACGCGCCGAACTAGGGGGTCGATATGGGGTTCAAGGAGCTGAGGGTGAGGCTGGGGGCGTGGATCGCGGGGGTCGGGGCGGTGGGCGTGGAGCCGGAGGACGACTCCCACCTGCCGCGCTGCCTGAGGAGGCTCCGGTGACCGGGGGCGAGGCCCGGGCCCTGGGCCTGGTGCTGGCCCTGTTCCTGGGGCCCTTCGTGCTGGGGTGCCTGCTCGGGCTGCTGTCCGAGGCCGCCGGCCGTCTGCTACGCCACCTGGGGCTCCGCCGGGGCGCCCCTTGACCCGCGCGTGCGCGCGTGGTAATCTTACGTCCGTCATGAGGAACGCCTCCCTAACAACGCCCTGCTCGTTCGGCCTCGGCGCCGGGAGCTGGATCTACGCGCACAACGCGTCGGTCCGCTGCTCCAAGCGCCCGGAGCCCCGGACCCAGGATAGAAGGGCGGCCATCCAGTAGGCAGAATCGATAGACCGAAGGATGGGCCGCCAAGGGGAACCGAGGCGGCCTTTTTCGTTTCTGGAGGACCACGACGATTAACACATCACGACACGGGCGGTAGTTCCCCCTGGTGGGGATGGCCGGCTGTAAACCGGTTGCCTTAGCGCAGCGGGGTTCGATCCCCCGACCGCCCACCGACGCCCCCTGCGCCCGACGGGACGGGTGCCCGCCTTTTAAGCGGGTCTGACGGGGTTCGAGGCCCCGAGGGGGAACGAGTTAGAAAGGAATTACGAGGTTTATCGAGGGAGCAGATAAGTAATGCAACGGGTCACATCCCTAGACAGCGAGGGACCGGTCTCTTAAACCGGCGAGCGGGGTGCGAGTCCCCGGTGGCCCACCGAAGGCGGCCAGCCTGCCGTAAGGGCTGGAACTGACAAGCGAATAGGAGAACATGTGCGGCGGGCAGCCAAGCCCGCCATATGTCCCAGAAGCGCTCGTAGTGACGCGCGCCGCGCTGAAGACGCGGAGGGCCCGGTGCGACTCCGGGGTGGGGCACCGAGACCGGCCTTCAGCGAGGCATTGAACCTCGCGAGTCTCTCCCCCGGTAGACGTACCGGGGGCGGTAACCGGACGCTGAACGAAGGCGCGCCCGCCCCGTGGGTGTAGCTCCGAGACGGGCCTTGATCCCTTGTGGTGTAACAGCAGCATGGCTGGCTCTGAACCAGTCGATCCTCGTGCGAGTCGAGGCGAGGGAACCGAACGATCCCGGGTAGCTAAAGCAGGCGGGCGGTCCTTGAAACCGCTGGTGCAGGTGCGAGTCCTGCCCCGGGAACCAGACGACAGGGTGTGGGTCAAAAGTGGACCACTCGGCCCGGAACCGAGCCAATGCAGGTGCGAGTCCTGCCGCCCTGACCACGACAGCAGCACGGGGCCTTAGCTCATTCAGGAGAGCGCTCGCTCGATAAGCGGGAGGCGGCTGGAGCAAAGCCAGCAGGCCCTACCAGAAGGGACGTAGAAGCGGCAACGCGCCGGGCTACCAACCGGACCCCGCCAGCGGAGGGCGACCTCCCGCGCCGGCAGGCGCAGGGGCCGGCATCTGACAGCAACGCCCGGCGCGACCGCTCCGTCCCAGCTTGTGGTCGAGGCCGAAGAGTCGAGGCGGCGGGTTGTGGCCCCGTCCTAAGTGGGTTCGAGTCCCACCGATCACCCCAACTCACACCTGGGTGTAGGGTAGCGGTTACCCGCCTGGCTTGGGACCAGGCCCACGGGAGTTCGACTCTCCCCACCCAGACCCACGGGCTCGTGCCGAAGGCGGCCGTACTACCCTGCAAGCAGTCACGACGGGGAGCGTTACCCCGCGGGTCCACCACGGGGATGTAGCTCAGCTAGGAGAGCGCCTGGTTCGCAATCAGGAGGCCGTCGGGGCAGGTCCGGCCATCTCCCCACAGTTCCGTCGCGCGGGCCCGTTGCGGCCCGTTCCCGGGGGTACCAGCCCCAGTCGGCACCCAAGGCGCGCTCGCGTACGGGGGCCGGGGATCAAAAGCGGCGGGCATGTCCGACGGTCAAGGACCGGGTGGCACTCCAAACGCCGCCAGCGGGGCGCGATACCTCGGTCGGGCGCAACATGGCAACCGCTCCCTCATGGTGGGGGAGTACCCCACCCCCACAGGAGGGGGATGCCGACTGCAGCGGCGGGGCGAAGGAGTGCCACCTGGAGAGGTCCGCCGAATGGCCGGCAACCGGTCTCGAAAACCGGGGCGTGGTGATGAGCCACGGGGGTTCGATCCCTCACTTCTCCGCCCGTGGGTTCCCCAGGACGACAGACAGCGGGAACATCTGGCCCGGCGCCGTGGAGTCCTCCCTGCCGGGAAATAACTGAGGACCTAGGTCGTCCATTACGGAGCGTGAACCGGGCGAGGCCCGGCGCCGGGTGCTAACCGGTCGGCCCGGAAGGGTCTGAGGCGGGATCAGCGCGCTCCTCGGACCGACACCCGGTCTGGGCCGGTACCGGCCCAAGTGGTGTGGCTGCGGGGAGAGTCCCGCTCTTGGCCTCGTGGTCCGAAGAGATAGGCCCGGAGCTGCAACCTCCGGCATGCCGGTGCGAGTCCGGCCGAGGCCTCCAGTACGCGGGATGGGTCCGAAGAGATGGACGCGACCTTGCCATGGTCGAAGTACGGGGGCGGTACCCGTATCCCGCTCCAACGCGCGTGTGGTGTTCAACGGCTCAGCATGACTGCCTTCCAAGCAGACGGTACGGGTTCGACTCCCGTCACGCGCTCCACACGCCTCCCAGGTGGCAGGTAGCGACACGGCCGTCTCGTAAGCGGCAGAGCCCGGTGCAGGTCCGGGGGGAGGCTCAAGGGTACGACAAACTTCAATACGTCGTCGCTGGTCAAGGAGAGGTGGCGCTCCGCATCCTTGGTAAGGATGAGATGCCGGGTTCGAGTCCCGGGACCAGCTCTGCGGGATAGCCAAGAAGCAAGGCGCTGGGCTCATAACCCAGGATGCGGCTGTGCAAATCAGCCTCCCGCTACCAACGCCCCCCAAGCATAGAGAGCGATGCCCCGTTTTGTAAACGGGAAGAGGACCGTGCGACTCGGTCGAGGGGCTCCATTCCGAGGTAGCTTCAAAGCAGAGGCGCCTGGCTGTTAACCAGGAGGCTGGGGGTGCGAGTCTCTCTCTCGGAGCAACGCGTCTGTGGGCCAACAGGAGGGTCGGCGGGCTTCTACCCCGCTCCATGCAGGTTCGAGCCCTGCCAGGCGCACCCATCCCCCCGTGGTGGAACTGGAATTACCACGCCGCCCTGCGAAGGCGGAGGTTGTCGGTTCGAGTCCGGCCGGGGGGACCCGTGCACTCGTCGCCTAACCGGACAGGGCACCGGCCTCCGAAGCCGGCACAATGCGGGTTCGACCCCCGCCGAGCGCACCACGGCCCCGTAGACTACCGGCTAGGTCGGCAGCCTCTCACGCTGCAGGACCGGGATCGACACCCGGCGGGGTCACCGACAGAATAGATCCCTGGATGGGTTCTCCACCGACGAAGGAGGGGGTCCTCCGGGACGGGTTCGGGAATAGTTTTCCGTTGACACCGTCCCGGACCTCGGGTACGGTCTGGTCCAACCTGGCGGGCTTGGAAGGCCCTCCAGGGTACCCGGTGGGCGCACGGGCCGCCGGCCTCTTCCAAGGGCCGGAAAGAGGGGTTCGAGCCCCCTCACCGGGGTACGCTCCGTTCGGCTACCAGCTAGGCCACCCGCCTTTCAAGCGGGGAAAGCGGGGGCGGCACCCGCACGGAGCGCCACGCCCCCGTGGTACATGGGATGTGCGCCCGGCTTCGACCCGGGTCTAGGCGGGTTCGAGTCCTGCCGGGGGCGCCGACGTATCATACGTGCACCCTTAACCCGCGTTACGGGGACATATATGGTACCTTAGGCGGCCGCGGGCCCGGGCGGGCACGGCGCTCTCATAAGGCGCTCGGCGAGGGTTCGAGGTCCCTCCGCGGCCACCGTTACTGTTCGGTAACACCAAGGCAATCTTGACCCCATGGCGATCAGGGTAGAGAACCCGGACGGGTCCCTCAGGAAGGCGGGGGCCAACGGGGCCACCCGCGTGGCCCCAGACGGCAGGAGCGTCGTGTGGGACCGCAACGGCCGCCTGGCGGCCACCGGCGGTCACTCGGTCCACGCGGCGGTGGCGTTCCGCGTCACCGTGAGCTACGACGGCGAGCAGCCCGCCTACGCGGTCGTCCCCTTCGACGGGGCGGTCGCCAGGGCCTCCTACCTCGGGTTCGAGGAGGTGGACAAGGGGGTGCTGATGGTGAGGTTCTCCCTGGACCGGCCCGTCCCCGAGGAGAACCGGGTGACCCCCACCGGGGTCAGGGTCCCGGGCATCCAGGAGATCAACCCCTTCGCCCCGGTGCTGCCGAGCGTGGCGGCCCCCGACGACGAGCTGCGCCTGATCGTCGTGGCCAACCAGAGCAGCCCCGAGCAGGGCAGCCCGCCCCGCTCGCTGGACTTCCACGCGGCGGTCTACGTCCGCCGCTAGGGCCCGGGTCCTTAGCTCAGCCAGGAGAGCGCCGTCTCGACAAGGCGGAGGCCGCCGGGGCGGAACCGGCAGGACCCACCACCGGAGCTTGGTATACCGGCTGTGCCGCGGCCCTACACGCCGCAGAGGGGTGTTCGACTCACCCAGCTCCGACCATGTCACCGTACGCATCTGGGAGGCGGCCCGACTGTCTATCGGGTGAGGGGGGATCGATTCCCCTCGGTGGCGCAGAGACCTGGGGCAGCACGCGGCCGTGCAGCGGGCCTTATAAACCCGCGTTGGCGCCGGACAGGCGCGAGGACGGGGGTCGGCACCCCGCCCCAGGACCTGTGGTAAGATGGACCGCATGAAGACGATCGTCGGCGCGCTGGTCCTGCTGGCCCTCCTCTCGGGGCCGGCCAGGGCGGGGTTCACGGAGGGGGAGGCGGTGGAGGTCGAGGTGACCGACCGGGCCGTGCGCGAGGGCTGGTGGCCGCGGGCGGAGACGCTCCCGGCCACGCTGGCCGCGACCCTGTACCCCGACTCGGCCCTGGCCAGCGTCTACCTGGACGGGGGCGACCTGCTGGTGGTCCCCCGGGCCCTGGTGGTCGGGGCGCCGCCCCTACCCCCGGTCCCGGCGCTCAGGAGGGGCCAGCGCCTGTGCAGCGGCGCCTACCCCCGGGGGCTGTCCTTCCGGGGGGCCAGGCGCTCCAGGATCCCGTCCCTGCTGGAGGGCGACCGGGAGTTCGTCTTCCGGTCCGGGCGCTCGACGACGACCTGGTCGGAGACCGCCCTGCGCGTGGAGCTGCACCGCGGCGTCCTGCGCTACTGCCGGTAGAGGTTTCTTTCAGAGCACCACGCGGACGTGGTGGAACAGCAGACACCCCAGGTTGAGAGCCTGGCGCCCCGCGAGGGGCATGCGGGTGCGAGTCCCGCCGTCCGCACCCGAGCCCGGGTACCCCAACGGAAGAGGGAGCGCGTTCAGACCGCGTACAGTGTGGGTTCAAATCCCACCCCGGGTACAGCACGCCCACGTAGCCCAACGGCAGAGGCAGCCGCCTCAAGAGCGGCCGAGTAGGGGTTCGAGTCCCCTGGTGAGCACCGTTTGATACAACGCGACAGACAGGGTACAATCTCTCCTTCAGGGAGCGTAGAACATGAGCACAGCCGCCGCACAATCCCCCGTCCTCTTCCTGGACGCCGACATGACGCCCCTCCGCGTGGAGACGTGGCAGCGGGCGTTCTGCGACCTCGTCCTGGGCAAGGTCCAGGTCATCGAGTACAGCCGCGACCGCACCATCCGCGGCATCGGGCGCGACTACCCCATGCCCTCGGTCGTGCGCGTGGTGCGCCGGTTCCGCCGGGACCGCGCCCGGGTGAAGTTCTCCCGCATCAACATCTATGCCCGGGACCGGTTCGTGTGCCAGTACGACGGCCGGAGGTACGCCTCCGAGGACCTGACCTTCGACCACGTCCTGCCCAGGTCCAGGGGCGGCCGGACGACCTGGGACAACATCGTGACGTGCTGCGTCCCGTGCAACTCCGAGAAGGGGGACCGCACGCCCGAGGAGGCCGCCATGCCGCTGCTCTCTCGCCCCAGGAAGCCTCGGTACGTGCCGGCCATCACGGTCGCGATGGACCCCGCACGCATGCCGGAGGAGTGGCGGGGGTACTGGTCGGACTGCCTTGACGGGTAGCCCGAGGCCGTAGTAGTATTGCGTCATGGTCCCTCGCCACCGCTCCGGGGCTTCCAATGTTCACCCAGTCTGAATCGGTGCCGCCTGGTCCCAAGTCAGGCCGAGGGTCCATGCTTCCCCGCCCCCGTAGCTCAATGGACAGAGCACCCCTCTCCTAAAGGGGATATCCGGGTTCGACTCCCGGCGGGGGCACAGCATACGATGCATCGAGCCATCCAGGGCTCCGGATGTCGCGTATAGGAGACATCCCGCCGATGTCGCCGATCGGTGACCTCAAGCTATCGTCTCCCCGTCTAGGCCGCGCTCGCCTAGCTTCGGGAAGTTCATGCGGGCGAAGGGCCCGTGGATCGTCCGAACCCTCTCGTCTCGGGCCCGGGCCGCCTCCTCTTTGTCGTGAAACATGCCGACGTGGACGGTCTTGCCGTGATGCTTGATGACGGCGCGCCACTTCTTGTTCGCCTTGTGCCACTGTACCCCGTTGAACCCGCTGGTGTTGTTCTTGAACTTCGGTCGGTTGGCGCAGTTCCCCTGCCTGCTAGACGCGCGCAGGTTGCACCTTCGGTTGTCGAGGCCGTCCCCGTTCTCGTGGTCAACCTCCTTGACGCCAGGCATTAGTAGCTTGTGGAGAAAGACTCGACGCCGATTGTAGGCGTAGGACGTCCTGCCCTGAGGGTAGGTCTTGAGGTACCAGTTCTGGGAGGATACAAGCGGCAGATCCTCTTCGTCCACCAGGACGAACCTGCCTGCCCCCTTAGGTCCCGACAGCGGTACCCTTGCCATCGAGAGATTCTACCACGGCCGACCAGATTCTCTCGATCTCGTTGACGTGACCGTGGTCGCCATCGCCACCCTTCCGGTGGGCCGCCTCGTGCACGACCGTCTCCAGGGTCCTGGCGCGGTCCCCGAGGATCGCCCGAGAGATCAGGATGCGGCCGTCCTTGTACTGCCCCCAGAGCTTCTTGGAGCGGAAGCGGACCACGTCCACCTCCTCCATCCCCACCTTCACCCCGGTGCAGGTCAGCTCCACGGCGCGCTCCAGGCTGGCCCGCTCCTGCTCGGACAGCTCGCCCCAGGAGTGGACCTCCAGGACCTCCTCGCGCAGGCTCCTCTGGACCTCCTTGAGGTCGCCGACCGTCCGGGACAGGACGGCCGCCAGGGGCTCGGGGGTCACGACGCCCCGCACCCCGAGGTGCTCCACGTCGCGGGACTCGGCCAGGTTGGCCACCGGCACGGCGTCCGCGCCGTAGCGCTTTCGGAAGCGCTCCGCCACGAAGAGGGCGGCCGCCTCGGGCACCTGGCTGGCGTGGTAGGAGGCCACCTCCGCCAGGTCCTTGTCCTCCCGGGACTCCAGGAGGGAGGCGAAGTCCCCGAGCAGGTCGGGGCGGGACTCCACGGCCTCGAACCAGATCCGGCGGAGCTGGCTCTTGAGGTCGTAGTCCCCGATGAGGCGGCGGTCCCGGTCCAGGTCCACGTTCTTGAGGTCGTAGCCGTACCCCAGGTCGGCGCGGTGCTGGACGAAGATACCCTTCACGAACACCTTGCCCTTCCACTTCTCGGACAGCAGGACGGTGCCGTTCTGCGTCTCCACCGAGGGTACGTCGCGCTTGTAGAGGAACAGGAAGCGCTCCCGGACGCCGGCCCAGTCCTCCGGCGACACGTTGCCGACCTCCACGCACACCCGCTGACGGTCCTCTCGGCCGCCCTCGATGCGGAAGGTGAGGATCTGGCGGCCCCCGAAGGCCTCCGAGGCCTCGATCGCCGGGGTCCAGACCTCTGGGCCCGAGCGGATCTTCACCGGGTGGCCGGAGCGCACCAGGACCAGGCAGCCGAGCTTGAGGCCCTCGCCCCACTGCCCGGCCAGCTCCCGGTTGTCCCGCTTGGTGCTGCGGCCCATCAGGAGGGCCTCCCGGGGCAGCGTGGCGCCCTCGTTCTCCACCCGGAGGGTCCGGGACTCGGCCGAGTAGCGCACCGCCAGGGGCGCGCCCTGCTCGACCTCGGCGTCCCGGCCGTTCTGCAGGACCTCGCGGATGCCCGCGAAGGCGTCCCAGCCCCTGGCCCCGCTCAGATACTCGGCGTCGATCGTAGTCTCTAGCTTCATGTTGATGGCCTCCTGAGGACCATACTCAGGCTTCTCGCTTCTGCTGTCAACAAAAAAGAAGCGTAGAGGCGAGCCGCTCGGGAGGGTGGGAGGAGACGATCTGCCGGACCTCCATCAAGGAGAAGCCCAGGAGGTTCTCCCCCCGCCACTGCGCCGGTTCGGCGACGCGGGGATCCAGCTCCGTCAGGCCCACCCCCCACACCACGTCCGTGGGGCTCGCCTCGACCAGGACCTTGCCGGCCGTCAACAGGAGATACTCCCGCGCCGCCTCGTTGTCCATGAACTTGGCGACGTTGCCCCGCACCACCACGGCCCGGCGCACAGCCGCCCACTCTCCCTCGTCGAACCCGCGGACCTCCCTGCCGACCGACTTGGCCTCCCAGGGGGTCTCGGCCTGGAGTACGCGGGCGGCGGCCTCCTGGTCGCCGAACATCACCGCCTTGTAGTACATCATCCAGTGCTCGGTCGTGCGCCAGAGGCGCCCGTCGAGGAAGAACGGGGTGGGAGCGCGTCCCGGTCAAGCACGCCATGGCGTCGTCGTGGACCCCGGACCATAAGACGGCCGCGGACTTCGCCAAGGAGTACAAGTCCTACAACGACGACCGGCCCGGGCAGGTCGTGTCGGCGTGGATCCCGGAGGACGCCATCAGGCTGATGCCGATGATGTGGGGCGACGTGAGGCCGAAGGAGAAGTTCGGGGAGAAGGCGAGGGGTGGGAACGTCCACTCGGAGGAGCAGGAGGTCGTGGTCAACCCCCACCACGGCGGGGTCACCGCCCACCCCAGCGAGGTCCTGGGGGTGACCAAGCCCTATCTGAGCCTGGACGAGCGCATCTCGGCCAGGGGCAAATACCCCCGCAGTCAGGCCAGACCTAAGTTCGCCGCCAAGGACATGGGCCGGGCGGTGGTCGGCGGGAGCGGGACCCCGGCCACCCAGCTCGGCCTGCCCGGCACCCGGACTCGGGAGCAGGTGGCTGGCGTCACGCGCACCTTCAAGCTCTCCGAGCGCCTGCCGCGCCTGCGGGGGCGCTAGCTCTCCTCCTGGCCCAGCTCCCGCTGGACGCGCTCCCACGCGACGCTGACGCCTACCGATGGCCTGGCTCGTCCAGCCAGGCCGGGCGCACGCGGGGCTTGGGCTCGCCGACCTCGACGGCCTGGGCCTCGGCCCAGGCCTCCTCGGCGGCCACCTCCTCGACCTTCTCCCCGGCGGCTCGCAGGCGCTGGATCATGGGTACCCTGGTCTCGTGGTGCAGGGAGAAGTACCGGATCCCGGACCGGGCCTGGCCGACGAACCGCCCGTCCGGTCCCAGGTCGGGGGCGGACGTCAGGACCAGGTAGCGGTTGTCTCGCACTGCGTCGGCGATGCGTTGCTTGAAGGGCGAGAGCGACTTCCTGGCCGGCATCAGGCAGTCACCCTCAGACCGCGCAGCGCCTCCTGAACCTTGCCGACTAACTGCATGAGTGCCGCCAGGCGGTGCTGGCTGAGGGGCTGTCCGCGGTTAGCCTCCAGCATCCTGGCCGCCTTGCTGAGGCTGGCGTAAGCGTAGCCGTCAAAGCTGCGCCCCCCTCCGCGCTTAGCCAGCTCGTCCGCCAAGGCGGCCGCCTGCTCATCCGGGGGCAGCTTCGAGATGACCGCCGCCCGGGACGACGTCACCTTCTTGGCCTTGTATGCTTCCCTTAGCTCGGGGATGGCCCGGTCGGCGATGTTGTAGTAGACAGACGCCGTGGATCTGTTTATATTCAGTTCGGCAGCGAGCTTTGCCTGTATCGAGACATACTTGGATCGTCCAGGAGGACCCGGTCGGTACCCCTCTCGCTTCAGCCGCGCCACCAGCTCGACCGTTTGCTCCATGGCGTCTGTGACCTTTTTTCGGTACAGGTTCTCCTGCAGCATCAGGATGCGCATGTCGTCCTCGGTCGCCCCGGTCACGACCCCGACCTTGATGCGCTTCAGGCCGGCGTCGCGCTGGGAGCGGTACCGGTGGCGCCCCGCCCAGATCCGGTACCGCTTGCCAGCTTTGGTGACGGTAGGGGCGTTGATGACGATCCCACCGCCCCGGAGATAGCTCCCCAGCTTCTCCTCAACCTCCTCCTCGCGCACCTCGTCGTCCTCCGGGTCGATGTAGACCAGGCGGATCGGGACCTCGCGGTAGGAGATGTCGATATGCTTCATACCCGGACCTGGACCGACTTCGGGTCGTAGAGGCCGTAGACGCGCTCCTCCTCGCACGTCCCGCACGTGAAGACGGTCGCCACCCCCACGATCTCCGGGCCGTTCGTCACCCGGCGGGCGCTGCTGAACGAGTGCCGGCGCGGGCCGCCGCACCCTCTGCAGAAGATGACGGGTCGCTCGTTGGCCGGCCGGTCCTCCCTGCCGAGCTTCACCACGTCGGCCGGGGCCTCCATCACTTCTTCGATCGCTTGTGCTTGGCTGGTCATGATCGGTCTCCTCTTTCTTGGGTTTTTCGAGAGCCTGACGATCGTACTGTGGCTCCGCCCAGGCCTCCTTGTCAACCAAAAACGGGGTCCAATCTTGGGGGTATGCGCAGGCGGCTGTCCTCGACGGTGGTGGGCCTCCTCCTCCTGGGCGCCCTCTCGTGCGCGCCCGCGGTGAGGCCGTGCGGGCACCAGGGCTACCCCCAACTGACCGCGCGCACCCTGGAGCCCCCGGAGGGGTTCGAGTCGGCCGTCCCCGTGCCCCTGCTGCCGCCCCCCACCCGGGTGATCGTCACGGTGCACAACCCCCTGCGGGAGCCGGCGCGGGTGACCCTGTACTGCGGGTCGGACCGGGGCGGGCGCGTCCTGAGGGACGTCTACCTGGGCCCCGCGGCCGAGGTGGACCTGGCGTTCGCGGTGCGGCCGCCTCCCTGGCTGGGCGCGACGCGCTTCTCCTGCGAGATCCGGGGGGTCGCCCGCCTGGGCGGCGTGGAGTAGGTGCGGCGGGTGCTCGGCCTGGTGATGGCGGTCCTGGCCGCGGCCCTCATAGCGTGGGGCTGCTCCCCAGCGGACGCCACGGAGAGGCCGGGGCCGGCGGGGTCCGAGGAGGCGGTTAGGCTGGCCTGGCACGCCTTCGGGTGCGAGTCGGAGCCCCCGGAGGTGGTGTGGAGGTCCGGGGGGATGCTGGACTGCGCCTCGGGCAGGGGGTGGAAGGACCGCTGGGGCCGGTGCGTCTCCGGGCTGTCCCACCCGGGTGGCCGCCTGGTGGAGGTCGCCTGGGACGGGCGGTCGCCCCCCTCGGGCACCAGCCTCGTCCACGAGCTTGGGCACTCCGTGCTGTTCCGGCAGGGGTCCCCGGACGGGGACCCGGAGCACAAGGGCCCCATGTTCGCCCCGGGGGGCGAGGTCGAGCGCGTGAACCTGATCGTGCGGGACGCCGGGCTCTAGGCCCAGACGACCCGGGCCCTCTTCTCGTCGCCCGCCCCGAACAGGTGCAGGCGCCCCTTGTCCGTCAAGAGGGCCATCTCGTAGCCGTCCAGGTGCGGGGCGCTCCGCAGGAGGATCTCCCCTCCGCAGGTCCTGGCTGGCGTAGCCCGCGGGTGGCTGGAGCACCAGGCCTTGTTCAGGGCCGAGAGCACGCGGGCGCCCACGCACGCCGCCGTCGGCACCTCGCCGGCCTCCAGGAGCGCGAGCTGGCGCGCCTCCAGGAGCCGCACGGCCACCCAGGGCTCGGGCGGGCGGTCCAGCCTGCCCTGTGCCCACCTCTTGACGCTCTGTATAACCCTCACGCCCCCTCCAGCGGGACCATGCGATCCCTGTTCAGCCTCTCGGCGTGCCGGCGGGCGGCGCCCTCCTTCACGTGCCGCACGCCGCAGGTGTTGCGCGTCACGAACGGCCCCAGCCTCCGGACCTCGTCCACCGTGCAGGTCCACCGCCCGGGGGTGAGTTTGGGAGACGATACGGGGACGTGGCGCCAGGTCACAGGTACTCCTCGCGACAGACGACTGCCGGCTTCATCATCTGAAGAACGGCGAACCAAGCCTTCATGGCCGCCGCCCTCCCTCGGGAGCCCCTCAGGGCCCTTTCGATGTGGGTCAACTGCTTGCGGGTCGGGACGCTGATCGCCTCGATTACGCGCGGGGGCTCGATGGGCGGCCCTTTGACCCGGGCGTCCCGTCTCGGGGCGGGGTCCCTCATCCGTTCCCCGTGGGTCAGGTGGCGGCCTCGGTGGCCGTCGGCGCGACGGCAGTTGTTGTATGACGCCTCGTCATACGGGAGCACGTACCGGCACTGGGGGATCACGCCGCCCACGGCTGCTCCCGGCGCTCCTAGAACTCTTCGACGCGCTCGAACAGTTGGCGGGGTCGTCGGGCGCGCCGGGCCGGTGCGCCTCCTCCTGGCGGCCGCACTCCCGGCAGCCCGCCAGTCCGTCCAGGTAGCGGTGCGCCGTCGGGTCGAGGTAGTCCACCGGCGGTCTCACGTGAACGTCCTCGTGAAGCGCCACCCGGCGTCGGCCAGCCTGGGGAGCAGCCTGAGCTTCCTATCCTCGAAGGTCACGACACGCATGACCGGCGACAGGTCCTCGATCTGGAGGGCCTGGCCCGAGACGAGCGGCCCGGCGTACGACCCGGCCTCCAGCGCCATCACGAGGTCCTGGACGCCACCGCGGGGCGCGAACAGGCCCGTGACGACCGCGGCTGCCGGAGCGGCGGCCCGCAGGACCGGGAAGGCTAGGAGCGCCCCGAGGAGGCCCCTACGGTTCACGGCTTGGTCCTGTTGATGGTGACCACGATCGGCCTGAAGCGGGCCGCCGCGTACGCCGTAGCGTGCGCCAGCACCCACAGGCTGAAGCAGAACACGAGGGGTGGTCCCCGGCGAAGGCGAGCAGCTCGGTCACGACGGACCCTTCACCGGGAGGGGCGGGGGCGGGGCCACGTGCACCCGAGAGGCGGCCCCGGCGTTGTCCATGGTCTGGTCGCCACGCCCCGACCCGCCGCCCCCGGGGGCTAGGCGGGCCCCGTCGAACGGCCTGCGCATGACGACCGGGCGCCTGGACTTCCCGGCCTCGGCCCTGGCCTCCCTCAGCCTCTTGGCCAGCTCCTCGTCCCACGGCCTGGAGTACAGGCGCGGCTCGTCCTGGCCCGGCCAGGTCAGGAGCAGGAGGATCTGGCGCTCGGGCTCGACCCAGAAGTACAGGACCGAGGCCTCCTTCACCGGTCGCTCCAGGATGGCCCACTGCGTGGGCTTGGGGCGGCCCAGGAAGGACACGGAGGCGGCGAGGGCCAGCGCGCCCCCGAGGACGAAGGCCAGGACGGCCACGCGGCCCCTCGCCGTCCAGTACCCGGCCAGCAGGGCCGCGATCAGGCACGGGACGAACACCCACAGGCTCATCGCTCATCCTCCTGCGGCTGGCCTGGGTCGGTCCAGGCGCCGCGCAGCGGCACGTAGTCCTCGCTCAGGGAGCCGGGGACCAGGCCGCACTGATTGTCCAGATCGAAGCTGGCGACCGTGACCTCCCTCCCGACCTGGTCCAGGGAGACCCGCCTCCTGAGGACCTCCCGGAGGCCGGCCTTGGGGGCCACGCACAGCACCTTGACGTCGGCCTCCAGGGGGTACACCAGCTCCGAGTCCGGCCCGTACGCGTGGAGGTTCACCACGTACCTGCCGGGGACGACCCCCCGGCTGACGGAGTCCTCGTAGTTCAGGACGCCCGGGTCCCCGTTCCAGCCCACGTCGTCGCGCAGCAGGTTCATGGTCTCGCCTCCTCGGTTGGAGTAGCCCACCGGCCGGCTGTCCCCCGGCCCCTGGACCCACAGGTCCACGTCCGCGTCCACCCCCTGGTGCCACTGCACGTCCACCACGACGTTGCCCACGGGGGGCGCCTGGGCCGCCTGGCTGGCCTTGGCCCCCATGTACATGATCGTCACGCCCAGGAGGACCACCAGGCCGGTGATCAGGAGCATCAGCAGGTCGCGGAAGACGACCTGGAAGTCGTCCTGGTGCCCCTCCCCTCGATCGGCCCCCTGGCGGGTCAAGCGTCGCCCCTCTCCGCCACCATGCAGCACACCGTGGTCCACACGTTGGTCACGGAGCCGAGGATCGTGCAGACGATGCCCGTCCCGAACTCGTGCAGGGCCGCGGCCACCGAGGCGGCCCCCTTGGCCGGGTCGGTGAACGTGGTGGGGTCCAGGGCGAGGAACGCGCCCGAGGCCCCGATCGTGGTCCCTATCAGGCCGAGCATGACCAGCAGGGACGCCACCTGGCGGGCGGTCCTGGTGTCGCGGGTGAAGACGCGCTGCATCGCGAACAGGAAAGCCGCGGCGATGAACACGGTCACGTGGCTGGAGTCGTTCACGAACACGCTCTGCGGCACCCCGTAGAGAGCCGCCACCGCCAGGCCCAGGAGCCCGGCCGCGTTCAGGAGCAGGATACGCCTCGTCGCTTTGTCGCCCATGGGCACACCGTACCCCTCCGGGCCCGCCCGGTCAAGCCCTCGGGGGCAATCTTACCCTGGAGGTAAGAAATGTTGCACCACATCATCAAGAAGTCCCGCCTGCTGGCCGCGTGGCCGCTGGCGCTCGCGACCGACGTCGCCGACCTGGCCTCGTTCGGCCTCTGGTGGGCGTCCTGCATGGTCGCAGGCATCAAGTCGCCGCGCTGGGCCCGCTGGCGCCGCCGGGGCTAGGGGGCGTAGGACGTGGGGAGGCGGAGGAAGAGGGCGGAGGGGGCCTCCGTGGCCCCCGAGGGGATCGACCGACAACCGACCGATCCCGTAGCCGAACCGACCGATCCGCCCCCGGCCGCCGTGGAGGGGGTCGTCGCGGCCCCCGAGGCGCCCGCGCCCTCCCCTCCGGACCCGGTCCGCACCCCCACCGCCCCCTCGTGCCGGCGCTGCGCCGGCTCCAGGCAGTCCTGCCGCACCTGTGGCTGGGGCCGCGAGGCCTGCAGGAGGGCGGCCCCCGCCAGGGAGAGGGCCGGCGTGGGGCACCAGTACCGGCCCGGCCCCTGCGGGACCTGCTCCAGGTAGGCGTGCGCGTGCGCAGGGCGGCGCACTGGCTCTTCAGGTGGGCGGTGGCCGTGCCGCTGCTGCGCCTGCTAGACCTCGTCCTGCGCGTCGAGCGACGCCTCCGGCCCCCGGCCCTCGGGCCCTGGTAGGGCTAGAAGAGCAGCTCGCGGACCTGGAACCCGGCGGCGCGGGCGTGGCCCCCGCCGCCGAACGCCTTGGCGACGGCGGATACGTCCACCTTGCTAGGCTCCTGGGACCTCAGGCTGTACACGAACATCCCGTCGGCGCGCTGCCACCAGGCGACCGCGAAGGGCTCCCCGTTGGCCAGGCAGGACCCCAGCTCGGACACGTCGATCTGCGGCGCGTTGACCAGGGGGACGTCCTGGCCGGCGGCTTCGGCCGGCACCGGGGCGTGCGTCCCCTCGCCCGGGAACCTCACCCGGCGGGCGTTCTTGGCCACCTCGACGACGTACCGCGCCCCCGCATGCGGATGGCCAGGGCGGCCCCCAGGGCCGCCCACCCGAGGAGGTGGACGAGGGACCACCAGTCGAGCACGTAGCGATCCAGGAGCCAGCTCATATCCTGGCCAGGAGCCTGACCGCCGGCAGCCACCAGGGGCGTCTTGGCCTCATCTGGGGTGGCTTCGGATTGAGGCACTCGCTACATAGGTACGGCTGCAGGTCTACGGCATCGTCATCCTCGTGACGGCGAGGGCCGTCTGACCAGCTAGCCGGCGCCTTCGGTAGCGGGCAGAACTCATGGTCACAAATCTCGCATCGCGACCTTGCGGGAGGGTCCTTCGATATCACGTTCATGACCGAGACCGTGTGTCTCGGCTCTCGTGCGACCATCTCCGCCCGTGGGCGGTCCCGCTCTATGGCGCGGGCCACCACCCGCTCGGCGTGTCCTTGCTCGGCGTGAGGTCTGAGCGGAGAGATTCCCGCCTTCATGAGGAGGAATCTCTCTCGCGACATCCGCTCGACCCCATGCGGTCCCCACACATTGACTGTGTCATCCGAGTGCACGTACCCAATCATCACGGCCCGTACTCCCGCTCCTGGCGCCTCCGGCACTCGGCGCAGACCAGGCAGCCCCGATGGTGCTCCCTCTGGAGCTTCGCGTCCATCAGGCACACCTCCAGCGGGTCCTTGCCCTCCCCGCAGTGGCCGCAGCGCCCGTTGTCTACCTGCACCGCGAAGAACCACGCCTCGGCGCTCACGTCCCGTAGCGCCTCGTCCCCATCGGGGGGGTGCGGTCGTCCTTGATCTCCCGATCGGGCGCCGCCGGCTGGAGGTGGCGCTCCTCGCAGGTCTCGCACACCGGCGTCCGGTCCTGGCGTACCGGCACCCGGTTCCTTGCGCACAGGTAGCACGGCGCCTCGTGGGGGGGCACCTTACCACCACACGATCGGGTCGTCCTTGAGTACGACCCCGCACCTGGCGCACCTGGTCACGCGGGAGACGAAGGGGCCGACCCCCGGCTTGTAGCCGTCCTCTTTCTGGGTGTAGTTGAACGGGTGGGCGCAGGCCTCCTCGGGGGGCGGGGAGGGCCGCCTCGTCCTGGCGCCCACCAGGTTGAGGTCCCTCACCCCCTGGCTCGTCAGCTTCGTCTCGCTTGGCATCCAGGCCATAATCCGCCAGACCGGGGCGTCCGTCAAGGCCCGCCCTCAGAAGCCCTCCGGCCAGTCCGGCGGGGCCAGGTCCCGGAACCCCAGCCTGAGGCACAGGGCCCGAACGGCCCGGTGGTCGGGCGGGGGCAGCCTTAGCTCCCCCATGCCGGGGACGGAGGCGTCCGAGTCGAGCCCGACCAGGACCCGGGACAGCTCCAGGGACCCGTCGGCCATCGACTTGCGCAGTGCCTCCCCCCGCTTGCCGCGGACCAGGTGGGCGGAGTCGCGCAGCGCCTCCAGGGAGCCCGCCCGCGTGAGCAGGGCGGCGGCCGTCTTGGGGCCGATCCCGGGGACGCCCGGGACGCCGTCCCCCGGGTCCCCCGCCAGGGCCAGCAGATCGCCCACCAGGCGCGGGGGCACCCCCAGGCGCCGCTCCACGTCCTCGGGGGCGACCTCCTCCCACCCCGCCGGGTTGATCACCCGGACCCCCGGGCTGGCCATGAGCTGGGTCAGGTCCTTGTCGGCCGACACGACCGTCACCTCCATCCCCTCGCGCAGCGCGTTTCCGCATAGAGCCGCCGCCAGGTCGTCCGCCTCCACCCCCTCGGAGGTCAGGGCGGGCACCCCGTGGGCGGAAAAGGCCTCCAGCAGCAGGCCGTCCTGGCGCGCGAGCGCCTCCGGGCGCGGCGGCCGGCCGCTCTTGTAGGACGGCAGCAGCCGGTGGCGGAAGGTGGGGCCGGGCCCGTCCAGGACGGCGCAGGCGTGGGTCGGGGCGGCCTGGCGCACCCGGGACAGGGCCCGCAGCATGCCGTAGACGGCTCCGCAGTGCACGTACTCGTAGGCGTGGAAGTACCGGTACGCCAGGTTGGTGGCGTCCAGGACGTAGAGGTGGCCGCTCAATCCGACACCGGCGTCTGCCTCCAGGGACAGGATACGCTCTCCGAACCCCTCGGCGTCCCCAACCCGTATGGCGTGCTCCAGATTTACCTGCTCTTTCAGGGCAGTGACCTCACCTTCGAGACGGGCAATGGCGTTCTCGGCCAGCAGGGCCTTGTTCCGTTCGGCCCTCAACGCGTGCTCTCGTTTCGTGGTGCTCATGGTTCCTCCACTGTAGCGTTTTCGTTCTTCGTCGTCAAGCGCCTTTTTCGGTCATGGGCGAGGCACCTGGGCCGGGCCGGCAGCCCGTCCCCGTAGGTCTCCGCCTCCTTCCGGCTCTGGAAGTAGCTGGACTTCCACGTCATGTCGCACCCCTTGCGGGAGCAGTGCACCACGACGTAGTGCATCTCTCCCCACCTGCGGACCTGGGAGGCCATCAGAGCGCCGCCTCGTTGATCGGGTTGAGGGGCGGAACCCGCCCCGAGAGGCACCCGCAGGACCTGGAGTCGCCCGCCTTGAGCGCCTTGCTGTTGACCACCTTCTCGCGCCCGCACAGGCACGCAGCGTTCCACAGCGGCACCTTGTTCTGGTACTTGCCCGGGGCCCGGGAGACGATGGTGAGCCGCCCGTACACGCGGCCGACGAGGTCGGTGGCGCGGGTGGGCTGGGCGGGGCGGGGTGGCCTCGGCTTGGCGGCGCGCACCAGCTTGCGAAGACGGTCCCTCTCCTGGACGTGGCGCACGAACTCCTCTCGGTGGTGGGCGGCCTCCTCCGCGTGGAAGGCGAGGCGGGGCACGGCCCACCCCCACAGCGCCTCGGCATCCTCCGCCCCCAGACCTCGCACCTCCTCGACGCTCAGGCCCTGAAGCTCCTCGATCGTCTTTTCGGCCATAGGGTATCCTCCTCTTTGGGTGTGGGCTTCCTCAGTCGGACGAGTCCATCGTGGTCTTGAAGCAGAACTTGGTCCCGCCGGAGAACGGGTCCTCGACGCAGGCGAGGGGGGTCCAGCCGGGGCAGTTCTTGCGGATCAGGTACTCCTTGACCTGGTCCAGCTCGTCGCCGGTGGGCGGGCGGACGAACTGGACGGTCCGGGCGTAGTCCGTGATGCAGCGCCCGCCCCGGGCGCCGACCCAGCCGGTGTCGCTCTCGACCCCGACCGCGGCCAGCGGGTCCCCCAGCTCGGCCAGCCGCTCCTCGCAGTCGCAGGCGTGGGTGGGGGGCGAGTTGTCGCACCCGCCCATGACGGTGTGCCCGTACTGGATGAGGGCGAGGTGGAGCGTCACGTCCGGGCGCCGGATCGTCTCTCCGTCCCACGAGAAGCTCACGTAGCCGCCGCACCCCGCGCCGTGGATGCACAGCGTTGGGAAGCGGTACCGGCGGGCGGCCCCCTCGCGCGCCTTGAGGATGTAGTCGCCGGCCCCGGACAGCTCGACGCACCTCCCGCACGTGGGTCCGTCCGACCCCTCGTCGGCCTTCGGAGCCTCCCCGCAGATGGAGCCTCGGTACCCGAAGACGTGCCTCAGGCCGCCGTGGTAGGCCCAGCTCCTCCCCGTCGCTGTTTCGTAGGTGGTGTTTGTCATACGGCTATCCTAACTCTGGTGGTTTCTGGTGTCAACAAAAAACAGCAAAGGCCGAAAATAATCTTACCGCCGGTTCTGGTAAGATACAACAACGGAGGGCAGGATGGCAGAGCAGGGAGCGGACGTCGGGGTGGAGGAGTTCGTGGTCTCCGCGAAGGGCGAGACCACCGAGGAGACCCGCAAGGGGGTGTTCAAGGTCAAGACCAGGCTGTCGCACCGCGACCGCCTGACCCAGGACCGCATCCGCCGGGAGCTTCTCGGGGGCGCCGACGGCGGGCCCCGCCCGAGCGACCGGTCGATCGTGATGGCCGAGGTGTTCAGCCAGCTCGCGGTGCGCGTCGTCTCGGCGCCGTCCTGGTGGACCGACAACGGCAACGGCATGGACCTGGAGGACGACTCGATCGTCTCCGAGGTGTACGACAAGGCCATGGCCCCCGAGAAGCGGCGCCAGGAGAAGATCAGGAAGCAGGCCGAGGAGGCCCAGGCCGACCTCAAGAAGGCCGAGGCCAAGGCCCCAGCGGCGGGGTAGCCCCCGTTGGACGAGTTCCGGGCCATCCAGACCCGGGCCCTGGCGGACGTCCTGCGGGGCCAGGACCCGGAGGCCAAGCAGGACCCGGAGTACGTCCTGCGGGGCATCCACCGCTGGTACTCGGAGAAGTACCACACCCCGCTCCACCAGGTGGACGACCTGCCCCTGGAGGACGTGCTGCGGCACTACTACGAGGACCACTACGAGGCCCTGGCCAAGGACGACCCCGCCCGCCTCGACGCCGAGCGGCGCCGCCTGTCCATGACGGAGGAGGAGCTGCGCCGGGCCCGCTGGGAGGAGGACGCGGCCGACGCAGACGCCGAGCAGTACCGCCGGGAGGTCGAGGCGGAGGAGGCCGCCGAAAAGGAGAAGACGGTCATCCCCTCGGACCCGGCCCCCAGGACGGCGGTCGAGCTGCCGCCGGACGTCCACATGACCTTCCCGGTGGACGACCTTGAACGCGATGCGCTAGAGTACCACCGGGGCCAATCTTCGTAGCCGGGTAGGGCGCCCGTGGCAGAGAAGACCGTAAGCATAAAGCTCGTCGTAGACGAGGTCTCCGCCCGCAAGGCGCAGAACACGATCCGGGAGCTGATCAGCGACGCCCAGAAGCTGGTCGAGACCTTCTCCCGCGTCCAGCTCGGGCTGGGCGGGGCGGGGGGCCTCGGGGCCGCGCCCTTCCAGGTCTCCACTACCCCGGGGGCGGCCCCCACCGCTGGCTTCCAGGCCGCCCAGCAGACGGCGCGTCTGGGCGGAGGAGTGACCGACTCCCTGCTGAGGCTGGGACAGAGCCTGATTAGCGTCTTCAAAGGCGGGTCCGATGGCGTCAAGGGTTCCTTTTCGACCATCCGGAGCGAGCTGCAGGCGACCGCTCAGGCTGCCAGAGCCCCCCTGGACCAGATGGGGGTTGGCGTTCAGCGCCTGACCGACGATGTTCGCAACCTGGTCAAGGAGCTGGCCGCGGTCAAGGACACCATGGGCAGCCTTCCTGGTCAGGCGCCCGCAGCCATGCGGGGGGCGGCCCGGGCTCCTATAGAGGCCCCCTCCCTACAGGAGCTGGTGGCCGAGACGACGCGCTCGATCGCGATCAGGGGTCGGGGTGGCCCCCCCAGGCCGGGGGCGGGCGACTACACCACGCTGCCCAACGAGCCCTTCCTGGCCCCTCCGGGGGCGGCTGCGGCGGCGGGCGGCGGCGGGCGCGGGGCTGGCGGAGGTCGGGGAGGCGCGGGGGGAGGCGTAGGGGCCTTCCTTGAGGAGAAGCTGCCGTTCGGCGTGGGCGCCGCGGTCGCCCGGTACGGCATCCCCCTCGGCGTCGGGTACGCGGCCTACAAGGCGTACGACTGGGGCTCGGAGGCCCTCAAGAGCAACGCGCTGGCAAACACCGAGGAGGCCCTGCGCCAGCCGATGTACGGGATCGAGAAGTCGGCCCGCACCGGGGCCGCCATAGGAGGCCTCGGGGCCCAGGTCCTGTTCGGCCGCGACGCCGCCCGAGCGGGCGCCCTGATGTCGCTGCGCAAGGACCCGAACTTCATCAAGGACATGGCCGACGTGGTGCAGTGGCAGCGCCGCGAGGAGGTGGCGGCTAAGAGGGCCGGCCTGCCTACCTTCGACAGCCAGTTCACGGGCAAGACGACCGCGCCTGGCGGGGCCGTGGGAGTCAAGCAGGTCGCTACCCGGGTCAAGCAGAAGATGGGACAGTTCCTCGGGACCCTGGGGCAGCCGCTGTCCCCCGAGGCCATGGAGATGCTCACGTTGGACGAGTCGGCGCCGGGCGGGTTTTTCCAGGCGGCCAAGGCGCCGCCCGCGAGGACGCACTCTCGCCAGGCCGAGCCCAAGACGATCGAGGAGTCCACCAGGCTGCCGCAGGACATCGACTTCGAGCGCTCGCTGCGCAACATGGGCCCCGAGGCCGCTGAGCGGTTCAAGAAGTGGGTGGACCTCAAGGTCCAGGAGAACCCGCTCCAGACCGCCCTCATGGAGCGGATGACCAGTGATGCCTTCGGCCGCATGGCCATGATGCGTGCCGGCCGCATCTCCGGGGAGGTGGTCGCCAGGAAGGGCGGCCCCCCGATGTCCGACCTCGACCGCCTTAAGGTGCAGGCCGAGGCGGCCGGGTATGACGTCAGCGAGTACGTGGGCGCCAGGGCGGCGGTCCGGAGCGCCGCGGGCGAGCGGTTTGTGGGGTACGGACCAAGGCTGCTCGGGATGCAGCAGGGCGGCCTCTACAACGTCAACGAGATGTTTGGCACCATGGCGCAGTTCGGGGGGCCCCTGGCCCGCGGCAGGCTGCCTCCGGCCCTGGAGGCGCTGCAGCGCTCGATCGGCATGGGCCAGGGCGGACTAGAGATCGCCGCCGGCCGGCAGCTCGCCAACCCCGTGATGCAGCAGCTCATGGGCGGCTTCGGGCCCGGCCCGGGGGACGTGGGCCAGTTCACGGGGGCCGAGTCCATACGCGCCCTCACCTCGGCCGCCTACACCCCGGCCATCAAGCCCGGGGAGATCACCTCCGGCATGGAGCAGCGCCAGGCCCGCATCCTGACTGAGGGCATGGGAGCAACCGGGCGCCTGTTCGGGGGCAAGACCGACAACCTCCACCAGGCGCTCATGTACATGGCCGCCCGACGGGCGGCACCGAACGCCGGGTCCTACGCCTGGCAGGCCATGCAGGACATGACCCCGGCGGCGATGCTGGAGGTCATGCGCACCGGCAACGTCCCGGACGAGATGAAGCGCATGGGCCTGGAGAAGGGCGACCTCCAGTCGTTCATCCAGCAGGGCTTCTCGTCGGCCCGGGTCGGCGTGATGTCGAAGCAGTTCAAGCCCGGTAGCGCGATAGCCAAGACCATGCAGGGCTTCTCCGAGGCGGGGGGCGACGCCCCCGCGTTCGTCCGCCACCTCCTCAAGGAGCGGAACTTCGACATCGACCGGATGGACGAGCTGGCCGGCAAGGGTAAGCGGTCCGCCCGCGAGAACAAGGAGCTGGCCCACATGCGGCGCCAGGCCCAGGACATCTACCGCCCCGAGCTGCGGTCGGTGGGCAGCATCCTCGGACGGAACCTCGGCATGACGGTGGACGAGGCCGAGGGCCTCCTGGAGGTTCAGGTAGCCGGGGACAAGGGCCTGAGCCCCGAGCTGGTGGGCGGAGGCGCCACGTCCGGCGTGTCGAGGAAGGCCCGCGAGCGCGGGATCGGGGCGGGCATCTCCGAGGCCAGCCAACGCGAGGGCGAGCTGCGCGGCGGCGGCATGGGCAAGGACGTCGTCGCGGCGGCCCAGGCCATGGCCAAGGTGTCTATCGAGCTGCAGGCCATGCTCAAGAACGTGACCGCGGGGGACCGCGGCGGGGCCAACGTGGCGGCCATGCAGGCGAGCTGGGAGAACGCCCTGACCGGCTTCACCCGGGCCCTCCAGGCGCACACGGAGAAGATAGGCCGGGTCACCTCCCTCATCAAGGTCGGGCCGTAGCATGGCGGCCCCCACCTACGACCTCCTCCTCGACTACGGGGCGGGCGAGGGCGAGGCGGTCTCGTCCAGCCCGCACTGGGTGCTGGCCGTGGTCCGGCTCGGGGAGCCGATCAGCTTCGACCGCAGCAAGGGGGCCAGCTTCTCGGTGGACCCGGTGGACGGCGTGCGTCCGCGCGAGGGCTCGAAGAACACCCTCGTCATCGCCTCAGACTGCATCAGCCTGACGGTCGAGAGGCACAAGCGCTCCCACGTGAAGAACCTGTCCGCCGCCCTCAAGAGGTCGGACGGCATAGACTACCTCAAGGAGGTCCAGCCCGGGGACTGGCTGCTCGCGTGGATGGTGAACAACGAGGCGGACTTCCTGTCTCTGCTGGACCGCATCAACAAGGGCGAGCCCTGCAACGGGGCGAAGGACGGGCTCAAGTTCGTGGGGCGGGTGCACCAGATCCGCAAGCAGCTCCTGGTGGACGCTGACAGCGGCCAGCGCCACCTCACCTACACCCTCCAGGGGATGGGCATGGCGGAGCTGGACACCCAGATATTCTACGACTTCGCAGTCGGTACCCTGGATGTCCTGAAGCAGAACGTGGGGCAGTGGCTCGCACGCATCGGCGTGGACGCCGACGCCTTCTTCGACCCCAAGAGCAAGGACCCGATCGACGGAAACGTCAACAAGATGATCCCGCGCATCATCGACCTGATAGTGGGGACCGGGGTGTCCGGAGAGACATCCAACCCGGCGGTGGCCCAGGGCATCGCCGCCGTCCACGGAGGCGGGACCGAGAAGGGCGCCCCGAACGCCTACCTCGTGCCCAGGGCGGTGGGGGACCTCCTGGGCAAGGACAGCAGCCGAGGATACCTGTCGTACGCGGAGGTCCTGGAGGTCCAGCAGGGCGTCCAGACCTACGCCGACAAGAAGAACGACCTCTCGGCCTTCGCGCCCTCCAACCTGGACAACGACAAGAGCACGCCGCAGAGGCGCGTCACCAGGGCGCCCATGCTGGGGACCTTCTACCCCTTCTTCCCCACCCTGGTGAACAAGCCGCTGTGGGGGGTTCTGCAGCAGTACCTGAACCCGTCCATCAACGAGCTGTTCTCGTGCATGAGGGTGAACCCCGAGGGCAGCGTCGTCCCCACGGTGGTGATGCGCCAGATCCCGTTCACCACCGACGCCTTCGTCGTGGACGCCGAGACCGACCAGGAGGGGGTCCGCCACGTCACCAGGTTCCTGAACCTCCCCCGATGGCGGCTCCCCGCCCAGCTTGTCCTGTCGGAGGACCTGGGTCGCTCTGACGCTACGCGCATCAACTTCGTCCACGTTTACGGGGTCGGCAAGGAGTACGCCTTCTCCAACAGCATAACCAACCAGATCGCGCAGCACCCCCCGATCCGGGACGACCTCGACATCCAGCGCTCCGGCCTGCGGTCGTACATGTCCACGGTGGACTGCGCCGTGGACGACACCCACGACCGGACGCCGGGCAAGTGGATGCGCCTCATAGCCGACTGGTCGATGGGGTCGCATCTGACCCTCAACGGACGGGTGGAGGCCTTCGGCATCCAGGCCCCCATCTCGGAGGGCGACAACCTGCAGCTCGACCGGGTCGTGTACCACATCGAGGGCCTGACCGACACCTGCGTACAGGACATCGCCTCGGGCAAGCGCCGCTGGCGCACCGTGATCGACCTGTCCAACGGCCTGGAGCCCATCTCGTCCAAGATGGCCCCGGTGTACCCGAACGTGGTCAGCGGACGCGACTCGACCGGCGCCGCCGACCCCGGAATCTCGTCCGACGAGAGGGCGGCCCATCGCCGCCGTGAGAACGAGCGCAAGCGCGAGGAGTCTGAGTAGTGATCGTACCCTCGTTCTTCAACATCCGCCAGGTGGGCGGAGAGCCGACAGACGACGGCGGCGCCTTCGGGGACGTCTCGCTGCGCGTGGGCGAGGTCCTGGAGCTGGTCTACCCCGAGGACCCCCGCAGCCAGACCAAGCGGTTCATCGAGTACCGCGTTCTGGTGCGGCACCGAGCCAACAAGACGGCGGTCACCAAGGAGTACGTCGGCTGCTGCCTGTGGAACCCCCTCGGCGGGTTCGTGGACCGCGCCACGTGGACGCTGCGGGGGGACCAGCAGGCGGGCCAGAAGGGCCGGCCGGCGAAGGGCTCGAAGGTCCTGTTGCTCTGCATCAACGGAGAGAGGGCCAACCCGGTCATCCTGGGGGGCATCCGCGACCAGAGGGACGAATCCGAGGCGAAGGGGGCCGCCAAGGAGCGCGGACACTTCCTGGAGCTGGAGTTCAACGGGCTCAACGTCGAGATCGACGACAGCGGCGCCCTGAAGGTGCTGCGTAAGGGTCCGACCGACGCCGACGGCAAGCTGGATGAAAATAAGGTCAAGCCCGACGCCGTCGGCGCCTTCATCCGCTTCGGCGCCAACGGCGGCATCGCCATCGGCACCTTCGAGGCGAAGGACGAGAACGACGAACGCCCACTCCAGAGGCTGGTGCTCGACCACCACAACCGCCAGGTCTCCCTGGACGCCGACAAGGCCCTGAACGTGACCGTGGTCGGGGGCGCCACCGTCACCGCCAAGGGGGTGACCGTAGAGGCGGCCGAGGACGGCGTCCTGGTCAAGGCCGCCAAGAAGAACGTGACGCTGAGCGCCCCCGGGGGCCAGGTCAAGGTGGGGGCCGGCGCCAAAGAGAAGATGGTGCTGGGCGACACGCTGGTGTCCCTGATGGAGGAGCTGATCGACGCCTGCGCGCAACTGACCGTCATCACGGCGGTGGGAAGCTCCTCGCCCCCGGTGAACGCCCCGGCCTTCATGGCGGTCCGGGCGAAGCTCAAGACCGCCCTGAGCGAGCTGGGGTACGTCCAGAAGTCGAAGGGGTAGGCCGTGGCGCTGTCCCAGGCGACGCTGAAGAGCGGCATCCAGGCCATCATGGCCGCCCCCTTCCCTAGGAACTCGGCCGAGGCGGCCGACCGGTGGAGCGCCGCGTACGCCTCGTACGCCGCCTCGGCCACCTCGTGCGGCGGGGTCTCGCCCGCGTCCCTGGCGGCGGCCCAGGCCGCCCTGAAGGGGGTCCTCACGGGGGTGTTCGCGGCCCGCTCCCCCACCCCGAACGCGGCCGCGAGCGCCTTCGCGAGCGCCTTCACCGCCTTCTGGATCGCGCCCCCGGTGGTCTTCGCCCCCCACCCGTTCCCGGGGGTCGTCACGGTAGTAGGGGGCACGGCCGCCCTCGGCCCCGCCCTGCTGTCGGCCTGGTCGAGCAACCTCGCCACCCGGGCCCGAGCCGACGCCGCCTCGTCGTCGATCGCCTCGGCCCTGCACGCCTTCACCCTGACGGTAGTGGTCACACATCCCATAGTTCCGACCCCGTGCGTGTCCCCGATATTCTAGGGCAATCTTAGAGCGATGGCCCTAACTCCCATCATGCAGCTCGCCGCCGAGGCGAAGGCGCGGGACGACGGCTCCGAGACGGAGACCCTGTCCGACCTGGTCAACAACCAGAACGTGGACGGGGACCCCGGGAGGGAGCAGAAGGACGAGTTCTGGCACCACCCGGCGACCATCGACGGGGCGCGGTGGGACCAGAAGTTCCCCTACCAGCTCCTGGTGATGCGCCGCGAGAACGGCTCCTACGTCCCCATGAGGGACTGGAAGTTCACCCTGCCCGTGGCCCCCGAGGCCATGACCATCTCGATGCCGTTCGCGTCCTCGACCAACGTGACGCTGGGCGGCATAGTAGAGGAGCACGCCGGTGCGCCTATCCGCGTCATCCAGATCGCGGGGACGACCGGGGTCATGACGGACCGCCCCGCCGCCGCCCAGAGGCGCGCCTTCAACTCCCTGTCCCTGTCCGACCAGCTCGGCTCCGTGTTCGCCGGCACGGCCGCCGCCGCCAGGAGGACCTTCCAGGCGGCCCAGGACCTCAAGGCCGACGTCCTCGGGGAGGACAAGAACTCCCCCAGCGTGATGACCGAGGAGGAGGTCGCGGCCTTCCACGTCAACACCGGGTACTACCAGTTCCGTCTCCTGACCAGGTTCCTGGAGGACTACGCGCGCCTCAAGCAGACCTCGGACGGGCGCCGGGCGGTCCTGGCGTTCGCCACCTGGAAGGACGAGGCGGTCTACCTGGTGACGCCGGTGACCTTCGACCTCAACCGCTCCGCGACGTCCCCCTACGAGTACCCCTACCGGCTCACGCTCAGGGCCTGGCGGCGGATCGAGCCGAGCAAGTCCTCCCCCCTCCGGGACCCCCGGACGCCCACCCGCCAGGACCCGAGCACCATGGCCAAGATCCTGAACGACGTCAACGACGCGCGGCGCGTGCTGCAGGACGCCAAGAGCACCATCAAGGCGGTCGGCGGGGACGTCGGGGTCATGCTGGAGGGCCTCCGCGAGGTCGTCCTGCTGCTCAAGGACGCCCTCGGGGTCCCGCTCACCCTGTTCGACCTCCCGAGCGCCATCATCCAGGACCTGGGGGGCCCCGTCATCGAGGCCATCTCCCTCAAGCAGGACGTGGGCGACTTCGGCAAGCTGGTGCAGGCCCGCAACAACAAGGCGAAGGAGGACCTGGAGCACCTCAAGCTCCTGGTAAGCGAGCAGATCGACCGGCGCACGTCCTCGACCGGCATCTCCAGCCGGCCCACCGGGCAGGCCCCCACGGCCCCGTCCCGGGCCCCCCTCGCGGCGGTCCCTGGGGCGGTGAGGAAGGCTCAGGAGCGCCCGGGCTTCGACGTCTTCAGCAACCCCTCGGACCACTCCGAGTTCCTGTCGGTGGTCGAGGTCAACCGCGTCAAGGTCCCCAAGCGCACCCAGGACGCCATCGTGGCGGAGCGACGCCGGGTGGCCGCCCTGACCAGGGCCGACTTCGAGGCTATCCGCCAGCTCATCCTGGCCACCGCCACCCTGTTCGCGGACGCGGTCGGGGCCGGCAGCGCCACCTTCAACCGCACCATGGGTCTGCCCGACGCCCGCCCGACCAGGAGCGTCCCGCTCGGGGACTTCCGCACCATCTTCGCCCTCAACAAGGCGGCCCTGGCCGTCGCCGGCATGTCCGCCTTCGGCAGGGACGCGGCGGAGGAGAGCCGCCTGGCGGGCCTGGAGCAGATGGCCTCCCTGGCCGCCGCGGCCGGGATACCCTTCACGGTGCCCAGGTCGAAGTTCGCCGTCCCCTTCCCGTTCGGACACACCCTGGAGCGGCTGGCCCTGGACTACCTCGGGGATCCGGACCGCTGGAACGAGATCGCGGCCCTCAACAACCTGCGCTCCCCCTACATCGACGAGGAGGGCTTCGTCCTCGTCCTCCTGGCCCCGGGTAGCGGCAACCAGGTGGTGGTCGAGCACGACATCCGCATCCACGTCGGGCAGACGGTGTGGGTGGAGAGCGACGCCGCCACGCGCACCAAGCGCCGGGTCGAGGCGGTGGACCGCACCGGCCCGCAGCAGATGGTCCTGACGCTGGACGGCGAGGCCGACCTGGGGCAGTACAGCACCCTGGCCAACGCCCGCCTCCAGGCATTCCTGCCGGGCACCGTCAACAGCCAGATGCTGGTATTCATCCCCTCCAGCGACGAGCCGGACGGGGGCTTCAAGGTCCAGGGCATCCCGGACGCGGTCCAGTTCGACTCCATGACCGCGGTAGGCGGGGTGGACCTCCTGCTCACCCCGAAGAACGACCTGGTCGTGACCTCGGACGGGGACGGGCGCTGGGCGGTCGGCATGACCAACCTGGTGCAGCAGTTCCGCATCCTGGTCGGTATCCAGCAGGGGGGGCTCTTGAGGCACCCCGAGGTGGGGATGCCCCTGCGCCCGGGCGACAGCACGGCGGACGTCTCGGCCCGGGACGTCGCCCGGGCGGTGCGGTCCACCCTGGCCGTGGACCCCGGCTTCCAGACGGTGCGGGAGGTGCGGCTGCTGAAGCAGGGCCCGGCCGCCAAGCTGACCGTGGCGGTGGAGGTCACGGGGGCAGACATCACCCTCCCGCTGAGCGTCGATCTGCTGCGATAACGCGTTGCTTCTACCAGGAGATGGCGGCAATCTTCACCGCCGGTAGGTAGGCAAGAGGCATGGCTGAGGTCCCCGTCCCCCGCTCGTACCCGCAGGTCCTCGGGGAGATGCTCGACGTCTTCACGTCGCGCCACGGCATCCCCCTCCTGAAGGTCGGCGGGCCCATCCTGTCCATCCTGGAGGCGGCCGCCCAGAGCGACGTCCGCTCCAGCGAGGACGTCTTCGAGGCCATCGACGCCCGCAACCTGGACGACGCCGAGGGGGTGGCCCTCGACCGCTGGGGCGAGTCCGAGGGCGTCCCCCGCCTGCGCCAGTCTCCGGCGGCCGGGACGGTGGACGTCGGGGACTCGTCCTTCGAGAAGGTATCCAGCCGGGTCTACCACGGCACCGCCGCCCCCATCGCGGGATCGACCTCGGTCAACGTGGACGACGCCGAGGACTTCCCGACCTCGGGCCAGGTCTACATCGGGCGCGGCACCCTGGACTACGAGGGGCCGATCGCCTACTCGGCCAAGGCCGACAACGGCACCTTCTGGACCCTCACCCTCTCCTCCCCGACCCTGAAGTTCCACAACCTCGGCGAGTCGGTGGTCCTGGCCCAGGGCGGAGAGCGCCCGATCGAGGCCGGCCAGATCGTGCAGACCCCGCGCAGCGGCCTGTCCGACCCGGTGTCCTACCGGGTCCTGTTCCGGGAGGCCATCCCGGACGGGGAGGTCTCGATCAGCGGCGTCCAGGTGGTCTGCCAGAAGCCGGGGGCGGTCGGGAACGCGCCCGCGGGCGCCATCACCGAGTTCGCCGCGGCCCCGTTCGACGGCGCCACGGTGTCCAACCCGAGCCCGTTCAGCAACGGCCTCGACACCGAGGAGGACGACGACTACCGGGAGCGCATCCGCGCCGCCCGCGCCGAGAGGATCAAGGGCACCCCCCTGGCCATCCAGAGCATCGTCCTCAACGTCGTCTCTCCCGACGAGGGGCGCCGCGTCACCTCGGCCTCGTTCGTGCGCGGGGTGGGCGTCAACCCGTCCCTCCTGGTCGTGGACGACGGCACCGGGTACGAGGAGAGGGCCGCCGGCATCGCCCTGGAGCAGGTCATCGACAACGCCTCGGGCGGAGAGGAGAAAGTGGCGGTCAAGTCCTTCCCGGTCGCCAAGGCCCTCCTGGTCAGCCAGAGCGAGGCGCCGTACACGATCAGGGACGCCAGCGTCCTGTCCGTCGAGGTCGGGGGCACCGTGTACCGTCACACCTTCGCCGACTCGGACTTCCTGTCCCCGGACGCCGCCACCGCCTACGAGGTGGTCGCATCCATAAACGCCAACCAGCTCCTAGGCTTCGGGGCCAGGACGCTCGACGGCGGCCAGCGGGTGGTGGTCTTCGGACGCGGGGAGACCGGGGAGGACGTCGAGGTGGTGGCCACGGAGGACGCGGCCGACGCCAACGAGGTCCTGGCCTTCCCCGCGGGGGCCGTCCCCACGATGCGCCTGTACAGGAACGACCGCCTCCTGAGCAAGGACGGGCGCCTGGCGCGCCTCGCCTCCCACCCCCACAGCGGGTGGAACACGATGGCCGGCAGCCAGACTCTCGATATAGCGGTGGACGGCACGCCGGCCATGAGCATCACCTTCACGGACTCCGACTTCGTCAACGCCGGCACCGGGTTCGTCGCCCTGGGGCGCAACACCCCCGCCGCCTGGGTCGCCGTCATCAACATCAAGGTGCCCGGGGTCACGGCCAGCACCGACGGGACCAGGATCTACATCACCTCCAACCGCTCCCTCAGCGACGGCGCCTCGGTGGAGGTCACGGGCGGCACCCTGGTGGACAACCGGGCGTTCCCGGTCGATCTGGTGGAGGGGGTCGCCAACGACTACGTGCTGGACCGCAGCGTAGGCCAGATCAACCTGTCGTCCCCGCTGACCTCGGGCGACCGGCTGTCGGTGGGAACCAGGAGCGACCGGGCGTTCCTGGAGTCCGGGGAGATCGCTCCGGTCACGCTGGCCGACGACGGCGCCCTGTGGGCCGTGCCCGACGGCTCGTCCTCCCTGGTCGAGACCGGCCTCGGGGCTTCCGCATCCCTCACCCTGAACCCGGCGCTCGTGGTGCACGACTGGGGGTACCGCGCCAACATCGACGTGGGCGGGGGCATCTTCGGGAACATACGCCCCGGGGACTGGCTGGTCCTGTGGGACGACGCGTGGCCAACGACCTTCCGGGGAGCGTACCGGACGGAGGCATCGACCCCGGACTGGGTGCAGGTCGCCCGACGCTCGACCAGCGGAGTCCGGGCGGGCCACGCCATGTCGGTCCTGGTGCCGACCGGCGTGGCCACCAGCAAGGTCCTGGTGACCGGGGGGTGGATCGCCCCCACCTCGGACATAAGCGTCCCGATCGGGCCGACCAGCTCGTGCACGCTCTACGACCACGCGACCAAGCTGTGGACGGCGGCGGCCCCGATGTCGGTCGCCCGCGCGTACCACACCGCGACCACCCTGGACGACGGACGGGTGCTGGTGGTGGGAGGGGTTGACGCCGACGGCAACTCGCTAGCCAGCGCCGAGATATACACCCCCGGCACCGACACCTGGGCGGCCGCGACCGCCTACCAGGTAGCCGTGGCCTACCACAGCGCCACCAAGCTGGCCGACGGCCGGGTGCTGGTGGCCGGCGGCCTGGACGGGTCCACCTACCGAACCGAGTCGGCGGTCTTCAACCCCGTGGGCGACACCTGGAGCGCCAACGTGGCCATGTCGGTCGCCAGAGCAAAGCACGGCGCCTGCCTGCTGCCGAGCGGCAAGGTGTTCGCGGCCGGGGGCGAGACCACCGGCGGCAGCTCGACCGCGACCACCGAGACCTTCGACCCGGCCGGCCCTAGCTGGGCCGTCACCGACCCTATGCCGTCGGCCCGCAAGGCCTTCGGCCTGTCCACGGTCGGCGTGGCCCCCACCACGGTCGTGGCCGTAGGAGACGACCGCGCGGGGGCCAACACCGGCACCTACTCGGTCTACACCATCGCGGGGGATAGCTGGGGGGCCGACATCGCCCTGCCGGGCACCGCCCCTGCGTTCGAGAACAAGACGGTCGTCAAGACCCAGAACGGGAACGTCCTGGCCCTGCATGGCAGGGAAGACGCCACGGTCGGGCAGTCGCTGAGCTGGGACGGGGCGACCTGGACCGTGATCGCCAACGCGTCGGTCTCGAACGCTTTCTCCGTGGACGAGGTCGCCATGGGGGTGCTGTACGACCTTCCGGCCACGGTCCTCAACCAGGTCATCACGATGGGCGGCATCAACCCCCTCCGCAGGTGGCCTACCGCCTCCGCCCTCCACTACGACGGAGACGGAGACTTCTGGTACCCGACCGACCCCGTGCCCTCCGGCTCGCTCACCCTGCCCGACACCGGGTTCGACGTCGGCAGGACCACGCGCTACCTGCAGAAGCTGGTCATCCCGGCGGCCGTCAGCTACACGGCCACCTCCTTCGCCTCGGTCCTGGACGAGGCGGCGGTGGGCATGACCGCCTCGACCTACCGCACCCACCGCCTGCGCCTGGCCACCAACAGCCACGACGAGGACCGGGACGTGGCGGTCTTCGCGGCCGACCTGCCGGCTCAGGAGGCGGGCCTGGAGCGCGAGGTAAGGGCCAACACCACCGGCCACGTGGGCAGCGTGGAGACCGCCTCCGAGGGGGTCGGCACGCCTGACTTCAAGCTCCGCCGGATCCTGGAGGAGGTGCCCAGCGTGGACGCCGCGGCCGTCGAGGCGGTGCGCGTCAACATGACCGACCCGGACGGCTCGGTCGTCGTGGACCCCGACCTGGACGTCGGGTACGACCGCCTCCTGGTGGTCGCCCGCAACCACTGGGACGGCCGGCCGACCGACTCCAGCACCATCTTCCACAGGTACGGCAGGAGTGCCGGGTTCTTCTCGACCCTGGCCGACGTGGTCTACGAGGGCGACGTGGCCCTGCTGTCGGTGCGCGAAGCGCCGCACGGCGGCCTGCTCCCGTACGACCGCGTGTACATGGCGGCCCCGTACGCCGTGGGCCCGGAAGACGACCTCATCGTGGTCGCGGACGAGGACGTCGAGACCAAGCGCTTCGCCGCCAACATGTTCCGACGCCTCACCGCGGTGGGGGCCATCTACTCGTCCCAGATGGCCTTCACGGACGCCGACAACGGGAACGCCAGCCTGGCGGCGGCCTTCGGCCTGGGGTTCGACTTCAACGACTTCGTCCTGTATATGAAGGCCCGCGGCAAGGCCTTCACGTCGGACTCCAGCAGGTCGATGATGTTCAGGTACTACCTGCACGGCGCGTCGGGCGAGCGGGCTCGGGTGCGGGTCAACTACCCGGACGCCCCGGATAGCGAGGTCGAGTGCGTCGTAGAGAACCAGACCGGCACCGACTACAGCAACGTCCACATCCAGATGAAGGGCGGCCCCCGGAGGACCACCTCGTCGGTCCGGTCGAGCGCCCGGGTAGGGGTGGCGGCCACCGCGTCAACCAACGATGTCGTGGACATCCTGCTCGTCCTCGGCATGCCGGTGGCCAACGCGTCCAGGGACGGCGCCGACGAGACCACCCTCACCCTAACCCTGCCCCCGTCCGTCACCGACTGCGGCTTCACGATCGGGGACACCCTCTTCCTGGAGAGCGCCAGCCCGAACTGGACGAGCGGCACCTTCAACGTCAGCTTCGTGGGCGCCCCGGGAGGTCCGACCCAGGACATCAAGTTCACCAACATCGCCCTCGGCACCGGCGTCGTGGCCGCCGACCCCAACATCGGCACGGTCAGCTTCGATCCCCAGGGCGAGGCCACCCTGCAGGGTTCGAGCATCGCCGTCGGGGACTTCGTCCGGGTCGAGTTCGAGAGCAGCCTGCCGGAGCCCTACAAGTCCTACACCCACCGAGTCTACGGGTTCGGCGACCAGTACATCGAGGCCAAGTCGGGGCCGACCGCGATCCAGACCAACATCACGTGGCACACCCTGAACTCGGCCGACTACTTCAAGCTGTTCGAGAACCCGGCCGACGACGCCAACACCTTCGTGGCCGACGTGAACGCCCTGGCGGCGGCCGAGGACAGCACGTGCCCGGTGACGGCCGTGGCTCTGGGGAGCGGCCTGGGGACCATAGACACCAGCCTGGTGGAGTTCGAGACGGACGACAGCGCCTGGGCCTACCTGGTTGACGGCGTCAACTGGGTGTCGCGGACGGTCAACCCGGTCCTCATCACGGACGACTACGAGTTCGTGCTCAAGCGGCCCATCGACGCCACCCTGGCGACCGACAGCGACCTCGCGAACGAGGACTTCCGGGTCTGCCCGATCACGGTCGCCAACGTGGTCGATTGGCTCAACTCCCCGGCGGTCTCCGGCCTCTTCACGGCGTGCGAGGTCGTGGAGTCCGACGGCGGGCGGCGCGTACAGGTATCCACCCAGACCCTGGGCTCCATCGGCAGCGTGCAGGTGCAGGGCGGCCTGGCCAACTCGGCCAGCGCCATCGTCCACGGCACCGCGGAGGAGGCGCTCACCATAGACGAGTGCTTCGCCACGGTGCGTCGCGCGGACGTGTCCGGGCTGCTGGCCAGCCCGTGGGTGGAGGCGGCCAACTCCCTGCCCGCCCACAAGCTCGGGATCTTCACCTCGTCCACCGTCCTGAACTCGTGGGACGCGGACGGCTACATGGAGCTGTCCACCCCCGTCTACACGGAGATGTTCAACCAGGACAACGTCCGCCTGCACTGGGAGCGCCAGGGTCGCTACATGGTCGTCAGCGACCCGGCCGGCCTGAACGGGGACGGCGCCATGCAGGTGATGACCTTCAGCGAGGGCGACTACGTCCGCTTCACCGTCCCCACCGCCCCGACCCCATTCGACGACCTCTCCGAGCACGTCGCGGCCTCGGCCAACCAGGGCATCTACCGGGTGGTCCGGGTCATCCGCTACGGAGAGGGCGCCGGGGTCGGCGGGGCGGTCTGGATCGAGAACGAGCTGGGCGTCGAGGAGACGGCGGAGTGCAGGATCTACGGGTACTCCTACGACAGCGTCATGCCGGGAGACGTGGTGTCGGTGTCCACCGACCTCTGGGGCGGGTCGGCCAACCGCGGCGACTGGGTAGTGGAGGCCGTCGGCGTTGACGCCGGTGTCCCGGACCCGCAGTTCGTCAGCAGCACCAAGCTCAAGGTGTCGGTCGCCTCGCGCAGGCCGACCCCGGTGGGGTCGCCCACGGCCGCCCTGGGGGCCGACAGCCAGAAGGTCCTGGTCGTGGAGGGCGCCCCCTCCACGCTGCTGAAGCGGGTCGTCGCGGCCATCCCGGACCAGAACGACGGCGCCTTCGCGACCGTCCGGATGTCCAGCGGCAGGCTGAGCCGCCTGATCAGCGAGAGCCTAGGCACGGTCCTGTCCCCGGTGGACAAGCTCGGGTTCCCCACCGACGTGGTCCCGGGCGTGGACGGCTACAAGGCCTCGGTCGGCCTGGTCGGGGAGTCCAACCGGGTGGCCTACGGCGACCCGGCCGACCCGGCCACCTACCCGGGCGTCGTGGCCGCCGGGGCCAAGGTCATCGTGCAGGGCCCGGTGGTCAAGAGGGTCCAGGTGTCTCTCCAGATCCGGACCCTGAGCGGCTTCGCCCTCCCGGACGTGGCCACCCGCGTCAGGAGCGCGGTCGCGTCGGTGGTCAACCAGACTGGCGTCGGTCGCTCGATCGCTCTGTCGGACGTCGTCCGGTCGGCGGCGGCGGTGCAGGGCGTGTCGGCGGTGGCCGTCCTCAGCCCCCAGTACAACTCGGGCAACGACTCGATCCCCGTGTCGGCCAACGAGAAGCTCCTGGTCCTCGATCTCGACCGGGACGTCCTGGTCAGCTTCACGACGGAGTAGAGGGGGCAATCTTTTAGGCGATGGCTAGCCCCAAGATAGAGTGCTTCGTCGTGTACGACGAGTCTACCGGGGCCCCGAGGACGGGGATCGCGGGCGACATGTCGTTCGTAGCCTACAAGGACGACCTGGGGGCCGACCTGGCTCAGCCCGCCATAACCGAGGTGGGCGGGGGCGCCTACAAGTTCACCCCCGTCTTTGCTGACGCGGCGCGTGGCATCGTATACGTCCTCAACACCGGGACGGGCTCGGCCCCCGGGCACATCAGCCGGTACATGCGCCCCGAGGACTGGAACGACGACGAGCTAGCCGTCGTGCGCAAGGTGCTGACCAACAAGACGCAGATCCACACGACCGGACCGTACATCAACCAACTGGTGGTCTACGACGACGACGACACCACCGTGCTCCTCATCTTCGACCTGGCCGACGAGGACGGCAACCCGGTGGCCGTCAACCCGTACCGCAAGACGCCGGTGTAGCGGAGGAGGGCAGAGATGCCGTTCCTCATCACAGGGGGCCTCGGCTCGGACGGGACCGGCAGCTTCAGCGCGCTGCTGACCACCATGGGCCTCGGCCAGCCCGGAGGCGAGCCGGCGGGCGACTTCCTGGTCGAGTCGGCCTCGCCCCTGGGGCCGGCGCTCGTCGCCGTCCGGTTCTCCAAGATCCCCAAGGCCTGGAACCCGGCCGGGGTGGACGACGCCACCAACCCGGCCAACTACTCCCTCAGCGGCCCGGCCGCGGCGACCGTGGTGGTCGCCCAGTTCGTGCCCGAGGACCCGTTCCTCATCTACCTGTTCACGGACGTCCCCCTGGAGCCCGGGGTGTGGACCCTGGACGCCTCGGAGGCCATCGAGACCCCCCTGGGCACCCCGCTCACGGCGCCGGGGCAGGCCGAGTTCCTGGTGACCCAGATCGGCGCCCAGACCCCCCTGGACGGGGGCGCCGAGAACGACGGCGGGGCGGAGGCGCTTCGCACCTACCTCAACCCGGCCCTCGAAGGGCCGGCCTGGGACGCCCTGCTGGCGGCCATCGGGTCCGGGGACGACACCAACTCCGAGAACGCCAGGCTGGCGGCCGACCAGCTCTACCTGGTCAGCGCCTCGGGGCAGTTCCTCGATCGGCGGGCCGGGGAGGTGGGGGTGCGGCGGCCCGACAAGGTCGGCATGGGGGACGGCGACTTCCGGCGCCTGGGCCTGGCCCTGGCCAACGACCGGGTGACGCACAAGGCCCTCAACGACGTCCTGGAGGTGTTCTACAGCATGGACGCCACCCGGGCCGCCACCACGACCGGGGCGTCCGAGCCGTTCGAGCTGCGCGACAACGACACCCTGACGCTCCTGTTCGGGGAGAGCCGGGAGGTCACCGTCACCTTCCGGAGGGAGGACTTCGGGCGCATCGCGTTGGCGACCGCGGCGGAGGTCGTGGCCGCGGTCAACCGAGCGCTCACCTCGGCCGGCGTCAGGGCCGTGGCGGTCACCACCGCCGACCCCTCGACCGGAGACGTCTACGTGCGCCTCTACGCGGACGCCCGCGGCCTCGGCAGCACCGTCCGGGTGACCGGCGGCAGGGCGCAGGTCGCCCTCCGGTTCCCCCTGGAGCTGTTCCCGGGGATCGTCGGTCCGTTCGGCTCGTGGGACGTGGACGCCTCCCCGGACACCCAGAGCAGGGTGCGCTTCACCAGCCAGGGGACGAGCGCCTACGACCTATCCCTGGTCCAGGAGGGCGACTACGTCCTGGTGTACGGGCAGGAGTTCGACGAGGACCTACGCGGCACGTACGAGGTCACGCGGGTCAGCGTCACCTACCCCGGGGGCGTCCTGGACCAGTGGTTCGAGGTGGACCGCCTGTCCTTCACGCAGCTAGGCGTCACGCAGTACGGCGCCAACTCCCTGGTCTTCTTCCGACCGACCCTCAACACCCTGCACGACCAGGCCCGGCAGGCCGTCGTCACGCAGGCCCCGAGCGACCGCCTGGAGGTCGTGCTGCCGGTCACCACGCAGGTGGTCGTCCGCGGCCCCAAGAGGGCGGCGTACCCGAAGGTGGCCGACGCCGTCGAGGTGGACCAGGTGTCCAGGGCTCTGGGCATCGTGACCGTGGAGACGGTCGGGCCCCACGGCCTGGAGGAGGGGGACATGGTGATCGTGGATGGGGTCAGGTTCGGGCCCGACCTGCCGCCGGTGTCGGCGGGGACGGACAGCGGCAGCCCGGGGACGCAGGTGATCTAGCATGGCCATCAACACCGTAACGGGCGACACCGACGCCAGCCTCGCCAGCTACGCGACCCCGACCACCGGATTCGAGGGCCACTGGTACGACGTCGCCATGCTCGGGTCGGGCTACCTGTTCGTCCTCGGCGGGAGGCGCACCAGCGACAACGCCACCATCAACGTACCGACCCTCTTCTCCGTCACGTCCCGGACCGAGCTGCCGGACGGCTCGGTTCGATACGGGTACGCCTGGAAGCGGCCCGACTACCCCATCGTCGGCCACGGGGTCCACCCCCAGGCCGTGGCGCTCGTAGACGACGACCACGCGGGCAGCGTCCTCGCGATCGGCGGCGCCGACGACGACGCCTACGGCGTGTCGCAGAAGACGACGACCCTGGTCACCCACACGCTGCTGCCCGCGGAGGACCTGGTCTTCACGCCCCTCGCCGACATGAACGAGCGTCGAGCCCTGCACCGCGCCACCGTCCTGGACGACGGCAGGGTCTTCGTCACGGGGGGGTTCCACCTCGCATTCCCGTTTCAGAGTACGACCGAGGTATGGGACCCGGGGACCGAGACCTGGGCGTACGCGGCGTCGATGTCCATGGCCCGCGCCGGACACGGCCAGATCAAGCTGGCCGACGGCCGCGTCCTGGTGACGGGCGGGTTCGACCAGGTTGCCGTCACTACGCACTGCGAAATCTACGACCCGGGCACCGACACCTGGGCGACCACCGGCAGGATGGCGAGGGCCCGCTACCTACACTCCGTCACGGCCCTGCCGGACGGACGGGTCCTGGCCGTGGGGGGCAGCCCCAACGGCGGGCCGACCCCACACCCGGAGGTATGGGACCCCTCCACCGGCCTGTGGGCGCCGTGGGGCAAGGCCCTCCTTGAGGGCTCCCGATTCCAGGTCGCCATCTGCCGGGAGCGCCTGTACATCGCTCGCGGCCTCCAGATCGCCTACCTGGACCTGAGGACCGGCCGCTGGCGCCTCAGCGTGGCCACCCTGTCCGCAGACTCCACCGACATGCGCCTGGTGGCGTTCGACGACGAGGTCGTCCTGATCGCGGGGGGTAGCCAAGACCGCAGCCACATCCTGGTGCCCGCGGCCGAGACCGTCCTGGACGGTCGCGCCTCCCGGGAGGCGCGGGTGGCGTCGGCGCCCTCGGCCACCTCGTTCACCTACGAGACCCCCGACTCCGAGGCCGCCGGCCAGGGGGAGGGCGACTTCGTCACCCCCGAGGCCGCCCCCGAGGGTCAGGCGGGCGACCCGGGCCCATACCTTCTGGACCCCTCGGGCAGCCTCCCCGTCACCTCGATCGGGGCGGACGTAGGGGCGCGCCTGGACGCCGGCCGGCACCACGCCGCCCTGGAGCTGGACGACACGGGCGACCCCGACCCCGCCCTCCGGTTCCCGGACGAGCCCGGGTGGCTGGTCTTCCGCTTCGGGTACGCCGACCAGGTGGGGCCGGTGAGGTACCTGGGCCGCCTCTCTGGGTCCAGCCTGCGCCTGGACGGGTCCTTCACCTTCCCGGAGGACGTACGAGAGGGGGACCGAGTGGTCCTCCTGAGCGGGCGGGCGTCGTTCGTCCCGGACGACCCACCGAACGCCGGAGCGGCCTACGTGACCGCCTCCAGCAGCGGGCGGGTTGCCGCGTCGCGCATGGTGGACGAGGTGGCGGCGGGCGGCGTCCGGGTGGACAAGCAGGTCGTCTACCCCGGGGACCGCGGCCTGGGCGGGGAGGGCCTCCCGGCCGAGGGAGCCGACAAGCTGTCCGACAAGGTCCAGGTATGGGCCGGGGACGACGTGGACGCCGAGATGGCGGCGGCCAGGGAGGGGGACTAGCGTGAAGTCCGTGGTGGTCACCGGCGCGAAGCTGGTGCTGTACGTGAACGGAGAAGTGCTCGGACGCGTCAGCGAGATGTCGTGGAGCGTCGAGACCTCCCACCGGAGGGCGTACGGGCTCGACTCCCTGACCCCGGCCGAGCTGATCCCGCAGTCCACCCGCGTGCACGGGGTCATCCGCCTGATCAAGACGGCCAGGGACGGCGGCGCCGAGGGGGCGGGCCTGACCGCGCCCATACCGGACCTCAGCCGCGTGAAGTATTGCGCCCTTATGCTGGTGGACCGGGACACCGACACGGTGGTCTTCCGGGTGGACCGGGCGTTCGTGGAGTCGCAGGGCTGGAGCGCCCCTTCCCGAGGGGTGGTAACCGGCACGGTGGCCTTCGAGGGAATGGACTGGGGCAACGAGGTCCAGCCCGTCCGAGGGGGGCTGTAAGGTGGCAATCTTCAAGGCGGTGAGACGGTAAATGGCGGTCGTCAGGCAGCAGAACTGGCTCGGCCAGCAGCGCGAGGACGTCCCCCACCTCCGGTCGGTGGAGAGCGGCGTGGCGCGGGACTTCGACATCCTGGCCGGCCGCATCATGGCAGACGATCGGGCCCTGATCGTCTCCGGCTTCGAGCTGGTCAACAACGGCGTCGCCCAGGCATCCCAGCTCGTCCTGCGGACCGCGGGGGGCCTCCTGCTGCACCCCAGGGCCTCGGAGAGCGGCACCGTGTTCGACGTCCCGGCCGACCGGGCGGACGAGGTCCTGTCCGCGACCAACGTCCGGGTGGACGGGGCGTTCGTGCCCGGGCAGGTCAACTTCGTCGGCATCGACCTCGTGCGGTCGGCCGACTCCGGCACCGCCGACCTGGTGCAGTTCCTCAACGCGGACACCCTCCTGGAGGGGCCCCAGACGGTCCCCCTAGCCCGGACCCTGGACTACCGCATCGTCATCTCGACCGCAGACTTCAGCTCCACCCCGGGCCTGGCCCCGGTGGCCAAGGTCACCACGGACTCCTCGAACGGGGTGGCTCTGATCGAGGACGCCCGGGACTTCATGTTCCGGCTGGGCACGGGCGGCGGCACGCCCGACCCCACGAACTCGTACCCGTGGCCCGCCGGCAGGACCGACAGCACCGAGTTCGGGGCGGGGGCCGACAAGGGCCTCCGGATGAAGAGCTGGGCGGACGCCGTCATGACCCGCCTCTGGGAGGTCGGCGGGGGGGAGCGCTGGTTCAGCCCGACGGCCGACCGGAACGTGAAGATCGTAGCCTACGGCCCCGTATTCCTGGCCTCCGGCGAGCACTACGAGTGGGACGGCACCAACGTCCACTGGAAGGGGCTGCGGTTCGTCTTCGATAATTCGACCGGGTACCAGAACGAGGTCGCCGACCAGCTTACCGACCTGGCCGGCCTCACCGACCTGGCCGACGGGGACTGCATCTACGTGGACGTCGATCGAACCCAGGACCGCACCATCTTGGGGGCTGACCCCCTGGTCGCCCAGAAGGCGGCCCTCACCACCCTCGGGTATCCGACCGTGCCGGGATCCAGGTACGTCATCCTGTGGCGGTCCGGGTCCGACGTCTTCTCCCGAGACCAGCAGCTCGCCGTGGGGCTCAACGCCCCGGTGCCGGCCACCACCAGCATCCTCGGCCTAGTGCTGCTGTCCGCCAGCGTGCCGGTTCCCACGGCTCCGGTGGTGGCGGCCATCGACGTCAACGACCTCGCCTTCGTAAGAGAGGGCATACACATGAGCAAGGCGGCCTCAGACCCTTCGGCGCCCGCCGCGAACAGGGCCTTCCTCTTCCTGCGCAGCAACGGTCTGTCGTCTCCTGACGAGCGTATGCAGGTGTGTGTGATGTGGCCGGACGGCGTCGTGGCCGTGGTCGTCGAGAGCGTAGCCTCGTAAGGAAATAAAAGCATATGCCCAAGAAGAGCAAGAAGGCCGCCCCGCAGGCGGCGCCGTCCGCCGAGCCGCGCAAGATCGTCCAGGCGACCCTGACCGGCAAGAGGGAGCGATACCGGTACGACGTTGCGTGTCAGGGCGAGGGATGCTTCAAGATCCTTGGGCACCTGACGTTCGACCACGAGGTCCAGGGGTACGACCCCAAGAAGTCGGGCCTGCTCTGCGACGAGCACGCGCCCAAGACACCCGGGCAGGATCTCGACGCTATCAAGGCGGCCGGCGAAGAGCTAGGGGTCGGGGAGTAGGACGATGGCTGGATTTCGCGGCACCGGCTACATAGAGTTCTTCAACCCCGAGCCTACCGACGGCGACCTCACGCTGACGGGGGCGACCAGCGTAACGCTGGCGAGCGACAAGAGCTACGGCGAGGTCGTTCTGGACGGCACCGGAGCCCAGATCCTCAACACGGGCGGGTACCGGATGTTCGCCGAGAACATCACCCTAGCCAACTCGTCGTGCGTTATCACGCGCAGCGGCGGCAACGGCGGAGCTGGCGGCGACGGCGGCGACGGCGACAACGACGATCCGCCCCCGGCGGCCCCCACGGGCGGCACCGCAGGCACCGCAGGCAGCTCGCCTGGCTCAGGATTTATCGATGGAGCTGCCGGGGCTGCCGGCGGTGCGGGCGGCAACGGAGGAACGGCGTCGGCCAACGGCGGCGCCGGCTCCAACGGCGGCTCCACGTCCACCTCCCTTGGCCACCAGGCCGGTGGCGGTGGTGGCGGTGCCGGAGGCGGTGGTGGCGGCGGTGGTGGTGGCGGCATCGTAGGTTCCAACGCTGGCCGAGCCGGCGGAGCCGGCGGGACGGGCGGAGGCAGCGGCACGGGCAGCGGCACAGGCAGCGGGGCGACAGGCGGAGCGGCCGGAGCGGCCGGCACATCCGAGGCAGACGACGGCGACACCGGCAGCAACGGCAGCGACGCCTCGGTCGGGTCGGCCGTCACCTGGGCGGTGGGCAGCTTCCTGCCCGCCACCCACTATCTTACCGCAACCTCGGCATGCTCCATCTCAGGTGGGGCCACCGCCGCATGGAAGCGCATTTGTGGCGGCCTGGCCGGTGGTGGTGGCGCGGGAGGCGGTGGTGGCGGCGGTAGCAGCAACGCGCCGATCGGGTCTCGGACGACCGGCGGAGCTGGTGGCGGAGGCGGCGGCGCGGGCGGCAGCGGCGGCCTCGTGTGGCTGTGCGCCAAGGTCATCGACATCTCCGGGGGCGGCGTCATCCGCGCGAACGGCGGCAACGGCGGAGCTGGCGGCGACGGCGGCGACGGCGGTCCGGGCGTCTCCACGGTCGGCGTGGAGAACCAGGGCGGAGGAGGCGGAGGCGGCGGGGGCTCTGGAGGCGCTGGCGGGGGCGCCGGGGCCATCTTCCTGATCTACGGAAGCCTTCTTCAGGGCTCCGGCATCATCGAGGCCGACGGCGGTGATGGGGGTGACGGCGGCGACGGCGGTGATGGGGGTGACAGCAGCAATCCCGCGCAGAACAGCGCCGGAGGCGGAGGCGGCGCGGGACGCCGCGGTCGCAAGGGGGGCGGAGGCATCATCGTTCACGTCAACCAGGACCGCCACATCGAGAACTACGGCGCGGACGGGGCCGACGGGGCCGACGGGACGCCCGGGTCGGTGGGAGCGTAAGGTAAATGCTGACCCACGTCGAGCTTCTCGGCCGGATCAACACCCGACTCCTCTACCCGCCCTTCGCGGTCAAGCTGGCGGCGCTGGCGGACCGCTGCGAGGTCAACGGGTGGAGGTACTACGCCACCAACGGCCTGCGCACGGTCGAGGAGCAGGACAAGCTCTACTCGTACGGCCGCACGGACATGTCGCGCGACATCGTGACCAAGGCGCGGGGCGGCTACAGCGCCCACCAGTACGGGGTGGCGTGCGACCTGTGCCACGACAAGGACCTGGCCAAGCCGGGGCTCCAGCCCGACTACGACAAGGCCAGCTACGAGGTCCTCGCCGTCGAGGCGGCGGCCCTGGGCCTGGAGGCCGGCCTGCGCTGGGCGTCCTTCCCGGACGCCCCCCACGTCCAGCTACCCCTCAAGAGGCACGGCCTCGGGTGGCCGGCCCTCCTTGACGCATACCGTAAGGGCGGCATGTCGTCGGTGTGGAGGATCTTCGACAGGTACCAGTGGTAGCCCACGCAATCTTTCGGACAAGCTCCCCATCAGAGACCCGTCGTAAGAAAGGACCGCAAAAGCATGACCCTCAAGGATAGCATCGGCAACCTGGCCGCCTCCCTAGGAGGTCGGCTGTCCGCCGTGGTGCCCATCGGGCGCGCGTCGATGGTCGTGACGCACCGTCGCCCCGTCCTGGACGAGGAGACGGGCCTGTACGTCTACCGCGAGGTAGGGGAGACCGAGAGGGTCTGGAACCTCATCACCAACGCGGGGCGCCAATTCCTCCACAGGCAGGGGTACGGGGACACCGGACTGGGGGCCAACGGCCTCAACTTCATCGCTCTGTCGAACGACACCGTGACCGAGACCGCCACCTCGACCACCCTGTCGAACGAGATCGCGGCGAACGGCCTCACCCGCGCCGCCGGCACCGTGACCCTTCCGACCGGGTCGGGCAACCAGACCACCGTGCAGAAGGTGTTCACCGCCACCGGCGCCCAGAGCGCCCAGAAGGCCGCCCTCTTCACGGCCGGCAGCGGCGGCACGATGAACCACGTCCTCGGGTTCACGCAGCGCAACCTCCAGACGTCGGACACCCTCACGATCACCTACACCATCACCCTGGGGTAAGGAAGCCCGGCAGCCATACGCCGGTTGCTGCAAGACGCCATGGCCTTCGGGGACGAGAAGATAGACCTGGCGGCCAACGAGGCCGCGGAGGACGGCGCCCCGGAGCGCCCCCGGTTCGGACAGGTCCTGCTGTGGGTCTGCGGCAACTGCGGCCGCATCGGTGGCCACGCCGGTCTCGACGCCATCCCCGAGTGCCCAGACTGCAAGGCCCCCATGTTCAAAGGCGACGCGCGCTTCATGAAGGTGGATGTAGGGACGGGCTTGGCGGTCCAGGCGCGGGAGTTCGACCCGAACAAGGGGTACTAGACCGTGGCCCTCCAGTTCCGCAGGGCCACCGCCAACCAGAACTGCTCCAGGGCGGACGGCAGCCTGCTCGACATATCGAGCGCGCTGACGATCTCGGCATGGGTGAAGCTCAACTCCCTGCCCTCCGTGGCGGGAGACCAGTTCGGCATCCTCGGCAAGGGCTTGACCGGCACGGACCTCGCCTACTACTTCTTCTTCGAGACCACCAACCAGCTCAGGGTCCGACTCTCTACCAACGGCACGTCCAACACCAACCTCACCGGATCCACGGTCTTCCTGACCGGCGCGTGGCGGCACGTGGCCATGACCTGGAATGGGAGCACCATCCGTCTGTACGTTGACGGGGTGGAGGAGGCCAGCTCAGCGTCGTTCTCGGGCACCCTGTTCAACAGCAGCTCCGTCCTCCGCGTAGGGTCGCGGTCCGACCAGGCCGACGACGCCGACATGGACATGGAGGACGTCCGGATCTACGACCGGGCCCTGTCCGGAACCGAAATCGACGACCTCTTCGACGACCTCGGCAAGGACCACGTGGTCACCGACACCATCCCGACCGGCGGGGTGGCGCGCTGGCCGCTGCGGGACGCCGCCTCGGGCACGGCCAGCGGGGCGGACTCGGTCAAGGACGTCTGGCCCAACGCGCTGCACCTGACCCCCAACAACTCCCCGACCTACGGAGCCGGGACCACCACGGTGGACTACGGCGCGTCCCCCCAGGAGACCGTCTCCCTGTCGGAGGGGCAGGCGTCCGCAACGGCATTTGTGGGGGCGCTGTCGGAGACCGTCTCCCTGTCCGAGTCGGCGGCGGCGTCCGCGGCCTACGCGACCTCCCCGTCCGAGACCGTCACGCTTTCCGAGTCCGAGGGCTCGTCCGCTGGCGCGGAGGAGGCACTGCCCGAGTCGGTGTCCCTGGCGGAGGCCGGGGACGCCTTGGTGGCCAACCTGGCCCCCCTGGAGGAGGAGCCCGACCTGGAGGAGTCCCAGGACTCCCTAGCGGCCTACCTGGTGGGCATGAGCGAGTCGGCGTCGGTCGTGGAGGACGTCCTGGCGGAGGGCGGGAACAACCCGGTGGAGCCCCTGGACGAGACCGTCTCGGTGGCCGAGGCGGTGGCTTCCCTGTACCAGGCCTCGGCGTCCCTCCAGGAGCACCCCATGCTCATGGAGTCCGTAAACACCGGTGAGTCCTGGTACTTTCACGGGGGTTGGCCGGTCCGGATATCGGCCTACTACCCCACCTTCTACGACAGGCTGCGCCGGTTCATAATGGCCCGGGGGCGGCCGGGCAGCGAGCGCGGGGCGAAGGTCGGCTAAGGACGCAATCTTAGGGGGCGAGACCAATGGGACAGGCGCACGAGAGGGTACCAAACAAGAAGGCGGCCCTGACCGCTGGCGGCGGCTCCGACGGGTTCGTCGCCATCGGGGACAACACCGGGTTCTACCCAGGCGGCATCGCCTGGCTCTCGAAGGCGGACGGGTCCGACCAGCAGAAGTGCCTGGTCACCGAGCTGAGGGGCACGGCCGAGGTAGGGCTCCGGTTCATCCCGGAGAGCGTCACGGACCCCAAGCTGCGGGACGGCACGGTGACCTACCCGAACTACGGCAGGAGCGACTGCAGCGGCTTCCTCGCCACCGACACCCTCTTCTTCCCGACGCAGGTCGTGCCGGTCCACCAGCCGATCTTCGACCCGCTGCCGAAGAGCGAGCTGTAGAGCTAGCCGCCCTTCTCGGTCCGCCTCTGGAGCCGCAGGCGCTCCCTGGCGGCCCCCCTGCCCGCGCCGAGCAGGCCGTCCAGCCTGCTCAACTGCTCGCCCGCGCTCCTGCCCTCCGCCCGCTCCCTGAGCTTGGCGGCCGCCTCCCGCCGCTCCTCGCGGCGGTTGCCCATCCTGTGCCTGCCCCGTCTAGCCATGCGCTGCCTCCTGCGGTCGCTGCGGTTCGACGGCCCCGCTCGCCAGGGCCTCGTGGTAGTCGGTCCTCCCGAACCACGGCGACCCGAGGTGGTGGAAGGCCCTCATGAACCCGAGCGGGTCCGCCCCGAAGTACACGGTGGCGCACGCCATCGGAGCCCCCTGGGCCGCGCCCTCGAACCTGACCCGCCCCCTCAGGTAGCATATCGCCTTGGCGTGGGGGAAGATGACGTCCTGCCAGTGGGCCGTATCCACGGCGGCGGGGATGAGCATCACGACGTCGGCCCCCGCCTGGTGCTCCCGGTAGGCCTTCTCGACCCAGTCCCCGATGTCCGACACGGTCCAGGCCCGGTCCCTCGTCAGGTGCTTCCTCTGGAGCACGTCCGGGAACCTCTCGCGGAACTCCCTCTGCGTCAGGACCTCGAAGGTGGTCCGGTTCAGGTAGCACCGGCCGTACGGCGGGTTGACGTACACCGACACCCGCGTCCCGAGCCCGTCGTGGTAGGGGAAATCCTTGGCCAGCTCGTGGGGGTGGGTCCAGGACAGCCCGAGGCCGTCCTCGCGGCGCGACAGCAGGAACTCGTGGCGGGCCTTGACCAGGGAGCCGCTCGTGGAGCACGGGTCCAGGTCTATGCGCCCGCCCAGGGCCGCCCTAGACGGCTCCACTATCTTTGACGGAGTGCGCCAGTCTACCGAGCCGGACTCGGCTATGTGCCCGCCGGCCACAGCTTCTCCTTCTCCGCCGCCACCGCGTGGGCCGCCCTCATGATGGCGAGGTCCAGGGCCGCGTCCCTCTCCATGGCGCCCTGCACCGCCTCGTCCAGCGACTCGCCCTCCATGGTCAGCTCGTCCGCCCGGGCCTCGATGAGGCCCCGCAGGGCGTCCACCGCCGCCTCCAGCTCCTTCCCGCTCACGTCCAGGAACTTCGACACGCCCTCACCCTACTCCGGGGCGCCGTCGTCGTCAAGCCTCTCGACGTGCGTGTGGGCGACTCAGAGCATGGACTTGCCCCCGTGGCCCGGTCCAGGAACATCTGCCAGACCTCCAGGCCGTCCTGGACGCGGTAGAGGGAGCCCAGGCGCCCTACGGACCCGGCCGGGACCGGGAAGGCCCAGGAGATGTCGTGCACCTGCTGGACGGTGCGCACCCGGTCGCCGCTCCTGAGGCCGGAGACCGGCCCCGCGCTCGCCCTGGCCATCAGTTAGGCCCCTTGTCCTCTGGCTTGTCGGAGTGCGTAAGAGGGAACATCACGGGGGCGTACAGCATGGTGCCCCCTACCGACGCGGACGGCTGGTAGGTGGAGAACCCGCCCGGACCCTTGAACACGAACGGGCTGCCGCACTCGGAGCACCAGCGCCCTGGAGCCGACCCGCTCCATCTTGATGGAGTGGCGGAAGTGCGTGTGCCGGCAGCCGGCCACCAGCTTACCACTTCTTGGGGTGCTTGGTCGCCTCCGCAAGCTCCTCGTCCGTAAGAACGATATTCAGAACGGCCTCCCGGGAGACCCGCCGGCCGGCCATGCAGGCGGCGTACACCGCCACGGCGGCGGCGACGCCGACCAGCTTGTACGCGGGCATCATCTGCCCCGAAAGGGCTATGGCCACGGCGGCGGCGCACGCCGCCGCCACCGCCCCCACGATCATGAAGACCTCGAACCCCAGCACGATCCCTATCCTCAGGTAGCGCCACGCCGTCGTCAGGTGCTTGTTCATCTATCGCCCTCCGTTTATGAACCGCGGTCGAAGTCTCCCTCGGCGATCCTCTGGATCGATTGTAGCACGACTCCGTCCGGGATGTCCTCCATCGCCTTCCTGGCGATGCGCGTCATCTCCTCGCGGAGGAAGGCCCGGGCGGCGGCCCGGTTGTCCTGGGAGTTCCACCACCGGTTGCGCCCGGACGGGTGGGGCATCACCGCCCCGCTCCCGCTCGGGAGCGGCCTCCACTCCAGCCAGGGGGCGGAGCCCAGGCCGCGCACCCGCGCCCCGCAGGCCCCGGCCACGTCCCTGCCCAGGAGCACGGCCCTGCGGCCGCCGAGCGCGCTGACGACCCCCCAGGCAGGCCCCACGAGGTCCCCGCGCGCCACCCGCTCCGGCAGGCGTCCGAGGAGGTTGACCCGAACGAACAGGAACGCCAGGGCGTGGGTGGGGACGCCGGCCAGCTCAGCCAGGAACCTCCCGGAGCGTCCGCCTAGGACGGGGACGGCCGGGTCAGAGGACCGGGAGGGCGCCAGGCCCACCAGGACCCCGCACCACGGCGGCGCCTCCTCCAGCCTCACCGGGCCAGCATGGCCAGCGCGGCCGCCAGCCCCTCTTCGCTCAGGACGCGCCTCTCCGGGCGCCCCTCCACGGGCTCCTCCGGCCTGACCGTGATACCGGCCCGGTCCAGGTCCCGGACCTCCATGGTCGAGACCCACATCGACGGAATCGTCAGGCCGAAGGACGGGTAGGAGGGGGTACCCTCGACCTCCCAGTGGCCTCCGACCCTCCTGGAGAGCCCGCCCCGGGTCCTCGCCATCACCTTGAGCGCCCGGCGCTGCCTTGCGGTCACCCCACCCTCACGACGCGGCGCTGGTCGAAGCTGGCGTCCCGCTCGTTGGGGTACCCGCGCGGGTTGCAGACCACCCTGGTCGCCCCCACGCGGTAGTCGCACGTGCTGTGCGTGTGGCCGTGAACCCAGGCGGCGGGCCTGTAGTCGCAGATCACGTCCTCCACGTCGCACACGAAGAACCGGTTGGTCTCGTCGTAGGCGAACCTGGGCGGCACGCTCGCGACCGACGGGAGGTGGTGCGTCACCACCAGCGTCCTGGCCGGGTCGCACGCAGCCAGACGCTCCCGGATGTACGCGAGGTGCTGCTGGTTCCTGAGGTACACCCACGGCTTGTAGTTCTTGATGAGCCGGAAGTCGGCCAGGCACCCCTCGAACTCCTTGTTCTTGTGGGCGTCCCTGAACCACATGGTGGCGCCCACCACCGCGACCCCGGCCACCTCGACCGTCCCGGGGTTGAGGATCGAGAGGGACTCCCGGCCCACCGCCTCGTCCGCGGCGGCCTGGAGGGCGTCCTCCCTGGACGCGTCCGAGCCGTAGAACTCGTGGTTCCCGAACACCCACACCGTGCGAGGGTAGGCGTCGCACAGCCTGCGCATGGACTCCACGGCGAGGCGCCCCCTCTTGGAGTTCTCCAGCAGCATCTTGAGGCTCACGACGTCCCCCGCCAGGACGAGGGCGTCCTCCTCTGGGTCGGCCGTAAGCTCCGATACCAGAAGGTCTACCTCCAGGGCCTCCCGGTGCTCCAGGTGGAGGTCGCTTGCTACCCTGAACGACGGCATCGCCCCATCATACCACCTACCGCCCCCGGAACCCAGTCTTCGGGACCCGTCCCGGCCCCCTCTTGAGGGGCCTCATGCCGCCCGAGGGAGGTGGGCGCGGATCGGACGCCTTGAGCCTCCGGAGCCCGTCCAGAAGGCGCTTCTCCTCGTACCCGCACCGCGGGCAGTCGGCCCGCGTTCCGTGGCATGGCTGGATCATGCCTAGACGCTCAAGCAGGCCACGGGACGCGAACCAGCTAGCGAAGCTGATCACGGACATCGCTACGGGTCAGGCTGTCGAGCCCAACCCGGACGCGGGGAAGAACCCCGCCGCTGTGGCACTCGGGAAGCTCGGCGGGGCCAAGGGCGGAAAAGCCAGGGCAGCGGCACTGTCAAAGAAGCGGAGGGCAGAGATCGCGCGCGCGGCGGCGAAGGCCAGGTGGAAGCGCTAGACGGTGGCCTCTGCCGCGAGGCCTTCTCCCCTAGCGCTCGCCGGCCAAGTCTTGCGCTTCTTTGCCAGGCTTTGCTTGTACTGCGTCAGATCGACCGGATCGAGCTTCTCTGGTGGAGCGTTCCGCGCCGCCTGTAGTTCTCCTAGCAGTTCCATCCACAGTGCTTTCGGCATCATCGTTGGATTGCTCCTGATAAGGGGCGTTAGTACGACGACGCGGAGGATAAAATCATGCTGCGGGGAGATCTCTGCGTCGCCGCATTCCCACTTGGCTACCGTTTCCCTGGCGATGGCCATTCGTGTAGCAAGTTCCTGCTGGGTCATGTTCATGACCCGACGCAAGAAGCGGGCTTCGTTGGACGATAGACGGCGCTGTGTCTTAGCGATCTCGACGATGAGGCACTTGAAGATCATGTGAATCATCCCACCGTGCAGCGTTTCCCCGCCGCACTTCGTGCAGCGAAGTCCGGGAACGTTCTGCAATATGGTGTGAAACCCGGTGTAGCCGGAGAAGTCGTAGCTATCGAGCGACGCCTCCTTGAGGACGCCGCCGCACGCGCAGTTCAGTGCCTTGGTCGTCGGCTTTTTCATGTGTGGTCCTTTTCAAAAACCGTACAAAGCATTAGCCATTCCTGGCCGTTGTCATCTTCAAAGGCTTCTACCCCCATCCCTATCGTCCTGCTTCCATCTGCATCCGGCCCGTAGATTCGCCAGGGTGTTCCTCCGTTGCACGCGGCGCTGGGATCGTAGGGGGCCTCATGCCGCCCGAGGGAGGTGGGCGCGGATCGGACGCCTTGAGCCTCCGGAGCCCGTCCAGAAGGCGCTTCTCCTCGTACCCGCACCGCGGGCAGTAGATCTCGTCGCTGGCCTCCAGGCGGTGGACGAACGTCCCCGCCCCGCAGTGCGGGCACCGCTCGTCGCTAGGGTCCGGTCCGTCTGCTGTCAATCCCGTGTCGCTCCGCGTCCTGCTCGTACCTGGTGAGCCTGCCGGCCATGAGCCGGCGCAGGCTTCTGCGGATCATCCATCGGGCTATCGGCCTCCCCACGGGGGAGTAGTAGGCCATCCCGGCGAAGAAGTGGCCGAACTGGTCGTAGTAGGCTGCGTCAAGCTCCTCGAAGCTGGCCCCGTCCCACCAGCCGAGGCCCCTGTGGAACGCCATCTGGCAGGCGTAGCCCCGCGTCTCCGACCAGAGGCGGAAGGGGGCCGGCAGCGGCAGCAGGAGGGCCAGGCCCAGCAGGGGCCACCACCCCGGCAGCAGGAGGGCCAGGGGCGCCAGGGAGGCGGGGGCGAGGTAGAGCATGGCGTACGGCAGGAACAGCAGCGGGCTCCCGGTCCACCTGGCGTGCCAGCCCTCGTGCCACACCACCGCGGCGTCCTCGACTCGGAACGGGGGTCGGCTCGTCGGCCAGTACGACCTGCGCCACAGGGTGGTCCACAGCTCGTCCCGGTAGTCGGCGCTCCCCAGGGCGGCCATGATCGAGCCCACGACCCGGTGGAAGCGAGAGACAGACTTGGGCCGGATCCCGAACCCCGGCCGCCAGCTCCGCACGCGGTCGGAGGCCTCCCACACCAGCGCGAGCCCGTCGGCCCGCCCGATCGACTCGATGTCCCTCACCTACTCCTCCAGGAAGCTGCGTATCTGCCGCATGGTGGCACAGAGAGTGACCCTGGCCCCGGACGTCTCGCCCCTCGCGCTGAGGCCTCCAAGGACCACCGCGAAGAGCCGCCCGTGGTAGTAGACCCCCGCCCCGCTGTCCCCGCCGTGCGCCTGCGTCGTCAGGACGGTGAAGTCTCTGTCGTTGTCGTCTCCGTAGGTGGTGTCCCCGGCGTACCTACCGTCACGCACCGCGACGAGGGCGGGGCCGTAGAGCAGGCCGTCGGCGTAGTGCACCTTGGCGCCGACCGGAGGCACGTACCTGGCGACGTCCGCCGGGCGCACCACGGTCAGGGGGGCGCTCACCAGGCACAGGTCGTGCTTGTAGCTGTAGTTCAGCACGGTGGCGGGGACCGTCTCCTCGGACCGCTCGACCGCCTGGAGCACGTAGGCCACGGCCCCCTGCGGCCTGCACACGTGGGCGGCGGTGAGGATCAGAGCGCTGCCGTTCTTCGCCTTCGCCACCACCGTTCCCGTCCCCGTCCCGTGGTGGACGACCGTCTTGCCGGCCTCCATGGAGGCGACCCGCACCTCCAGCTTGACCGCGTGGTTCAGGCCCTCCTGGGCCTCCTCGGTCGGCGCCGGCCTCATGCTAGCGCAGCTCATCAAAAACACGAACAGCCCCAAGACGAACAGCTTTTTCATCTCTACTCCCTCTTTGATACGACCGCCTGAGCCTCTGCGACCCACCTGTCCCCGTTGTGCCTGATCGACAAGTGCTCGTACATCACCGGCCCGCAGGCCAGCAGGTCCTGGTTGTTGGATAGGTGCAGCAGGAACTCGTACTGACGGTACCGGGCCGCGTCCGTCCCCGGCTCGCACGCGTCGCCCTCCACGACCACCGTGTAGCGCACCCGCCCGTCCGCTATCGCGACCTCGTTGAGGCGCCTCCTCATCGGACCCTAAGCTCCCGGTCCAGGAGCGCCAGCGCCCGCTCGGTGACGGACGTGGGCCTGGACATGGACATCCGGTACCAGCCCGGCTCCGGTGCCCCGCACGCCCCTCCCGGCATCAGGGTTACCCCGGCGGCCTTCAGGGCGGCCTCGAACTCTGACCGGAAGACCTCCTTGACGTGGAACCAGGCGAACATGCCGGTTCCGTCGTGAGGGACGCCCATCGTTCGGTCGGTCACCCACCCGACGGACTCCTTGAACAGGTTGGCGTTGTCCAGCAGCCTGGTTCGCAGGAACGTGCGCCAGGTCCACCTCCCCATGCCGCTCACGTCGGCCAGGAGCGCCTGCTTGGCGTAGTGCTGGGTCACGCCGCTGACCCCCTCCGTGAGGGCCTCCGCGTGCCTGGCCAGGTAGGGGTACAGCTCGTCCTCCTCCTTGCGGCACGCGACCCACCCGACCCTTAGCCCCGGCAGCCCGTGGGTCTTGGACACGCTGCCGACCAGGACCCGGTGCTGGGGGGAGGTCCCGTCCCATCCGTACACCTCGTCGGCGTAGACGGCGTCCCAGACGTCCCAGCCGAAGGCGGGTAGGCCGCCGGACATCCCGTCCGGGTTGTTGGGCCACGCCGCCACGGAGACCCCGGGAGAGGGCTTGGCGGGGTAGTCCTCCGGCTGGTGGCGGAGGTCGCACCCGGCAGCCAGACCCACGTGCCGCAGGCCCGGGTAGAACACCGGCTGGCAGTCCATGTAGGGGTAGCCCTTGAAGGACGAGATGGCGCGGACGCAGGCCACCAGGGCCTGGTGAGCGCCGGCCGTGACGATCACCCGGTAGGCGTGGCCGTATCGCTCCTCCAGCAGCTCGACCAGCTCTGGGTCCCCGACCGGGGTCAGGTACCGCTCCATGGCCGCCCTCGGCGGAGGGGAGAGCTGCCCCAGGAAGACGGTCGAGTCCGCCTCCGGCTGTCCGATCCTGAAGTCGAACTCGCCGGCCCCGCCCGAGGCCCAGAGGGACCCGGGCTGGCTCACCTAGAACTCCACCTTGAGCGCCACCCCTACGGAGCCCATGGAGCCGACCCGGACCCCCGCTTTGACCGGCCCGAAGAGGCGCCGGTCCAGGGAGATCCCGACCTCCGCCCACCGCGGCAGGCCCGGGACGAGCCGCGCCGGCCTGGAGTCTCCTACGAGGGCCGGCAGGACCACGCCAGCGTCCACCCCCAGGGTCCACGTCGGCAGCCCGCGGGCGACCCGGACGGCCCTCTCCTCCACCTTCGTAGACTCCTTGGCCTCCACCTTCGTGGACGTGGTCGTGGAGGTCGAGGCCACGGACTCGCGGGACGTCTCCTTGGTGTCGGTGGTCTCCTTGGTGGTCGTGGTCTTGGTGCCGTCCGGCTTCACTACCTCGACGACCTCGCGGTTGACGCGCGTGTCGGCGTTCCGGTCGGCCACCGCGACGTACTCCTTCTCGACCTTGACCTGGGTGACCACCACCTGCTTCTCGACCACCTCGACCTTGACCCGCTCCACGGTCTTGACCGGGGCCGCGTACCTGCCCGCCCCGTATCCCACCAGGAGGGCCGCCGCCAGGCCAACCGCCATTGCCGTGATCGTCTTCCTGTTCATTTTCTGTACCTCCTGCCCCTCGTCCTCTTTCCCATCATACCAGAAGACGCCCTGATCACCTCGTCGGCCAGCCCCGCCTCCACCGCCTCAGCGGCCGAGAGGTAGGTCTCCACCTGGCACATCTCTTTGATGCGGTCGGTCGTGAGCCCGCTGCGCCTCGCCAGGATCTCCCAGTACCGCCGGTTCAGCAGGGCGACCTCGCGCCCGATCGACTCCATGGTGTCGGCCGACGTGTTCTCCACCCTCACGGACCCGTTGTGGATCATGAGCCGGCACTCCGGGGACACACGGCGGACGTCCGCCGCCTGCAGGATGAGCGCCGCTATGGACTGGCAGGCCCCGTAGCAGTCCACGGTCACCCGGCTCCTGGTCGTCCGGATGGCGTCGTAGATGGCCATGCCGGCATCCACCCCGCCCCCGTCCGAGGACAGGATCACCCTCACCGGGCTCTCCTCTGCGTCCAGGACGTGCAGGGCGGCGAGGAAGCGGACGACGACGGCCTCGTCCACGTCCCCGACCAGGTAGACCACCCTCCCCTCGACGTCCACCCCGTGCTCCACGGCGAAGCCGACCCGGTCCTGGCTCGGCTTCCTCCGGGGCCCCATACCCCTAAAGATTCCTACCCTTTGTCTTTGTCGTCCGCCAGCTCGTGCGCGGGTATCTGCTGGCCTCGGTGGCTGCTCAGCAGGGACATGACCTTGTCGGCCCTGGTGCTGGTGCCCCAGTACCACGCACTGCGTAGCTGGTTATGGAACGCCACCGAGTAGTTGTACCTGCTGTCGCACATAACGGCGTGGCCGCCCTCCCCGTCTCGGTTCTTGCACACGTACAGGGTGATGTAGTCGTTGCGGGCCGCGTGGTCGTCTCGGTTGATGGAGATGACGTTGTCGGCCTTCTGCATCGGGCCGTAGCTCTCCTCGGCGTCCTCCGCGACCAGGAGGCGCTGCTTCCGGCCGTCCTGCCTCTTCATGACCTTGGCGCCCTCTCGGTTGACCTGCTGCGCGGTCAGCATGTGGACGTCCAGCTCCTGGGCCAGGTGGAGGAGGTACTCGTACACGGTCTTGATGGCGATCCGGTCCTGCATGAGGCCGCTCTTGTTCCTGGACGTGAACAGGCACGAGGCGTAGTCGTCCACCACCATATCGAACTTCCGGCCCGTGCGGTCCTGCTCCTTCATGCACTCCTGGCGGATGACCGCCCCGACCTCCTCCACGGACATCCCGGCCATCGAGTACGGGATGAACGCTAGCTTGTCTTTGAGCATTGCGCTGTACCTGTCCAGCAGGTACCTGCCCTCGGGGGTCGTCCCCATCGACCACATGTCGGCCTTGTCCATCCCTCTATCGACGCCGGGCCGGTAGAGCAGGCACCGCAGGATCTTGTCGCGGACCTGCTCCGGCTTGCCCTCGTGGATCACGAACATCACCCGCTTGCCGGCCATGATGTTGGCGCACGCCGTCGTCACCAGGGCGGTGGTCTTGCCGACCCCCATGGGGGCCAGGAAGACGGTCATGTTCTTGGTTAGCAGGGAGCCGAACTTCGCACCCGGCAGGAGGCACTTGTCCAGGGTGGACAGCCCCGTGGTCATGGCGAAGTCGGTCTCCCTCCGGCTCTCCTCGAACTGCTCAGAGAGGTTGTCGAAGCTCCACCGGATGGTGTCGTCGAACTGGACCTCGTCGATCTTGCGCGACACGTCCTTGATCTCGGATATCAGCTCTCCCAGGTCCCGGCGCCCCTGGGCCACCTCGTTGTAGGTCTGGATCTGCCGCTCCAGGCTGGTGCACACCGCCCGGGCCTTGACCCACGCCGTCAAGTCGCTCTTGATGGCGTCGAGCGGGAAGACCTCGGTCGCCCCTATGCACTGATGGACCTTCTCGATCAGGCGGTTCTTCATCGCCTGGTCCTCCGCGACCGTGGACGGCGACTCCAGGATCTCCTCCAGGGTAGGGGGGCGGTTGTACTTGTCCGCGCAGTCCAGGATGGCCGTCCACAGCTTCTGCAGGACGCTCCCGACGAACCAGTCCGGCTTCACCCGGTGCCGGCACTGCATGAAGAACTCCGTGTCCTGGATCATGTGGCCCAGGGCCGCCTCCTGCCGACGCTCGCTGAAGGGCAGCGTCTCCGGCGGCTTGCCCTTGCCGTTCCAGGTCCCGATCATCGTATCAACCTCCTATATACGCGAAAATTCGTCCGAACGCCACCTTCTCCGCAGAAGCAAAGGAGCGGGCGACCTCCTCCATAGAGGCCTCGCCCAGGTCCTTCCGGCCCTCGGGCGGCGGTAGCAGATAGACCTCCACCTCCCCGGACAGATCGCGCACCAGGCGCCCAGTCTCGTAGGCCGCGTCCGGGTCCAGGCCGAGGTACACCCGGCCCACCTCGGCCTCGCGCAGGACGTCTACCTGCCCCCGGGAGACGGTTTTCCCCATGCTGCACACGTTGCCGCCCACCAGGTGGCACTTGATGGCGTCCACCGGCCCCTCCGTCAGGACCGCGTGCCCGCCCCGCACCAGGCGCTCCTGGAACATGAGGACCCGGTCCCTGGGGATGTCCTGGCTGGACAGGATCTTGGGGGCCGACCTCGTGTTGCCGTCCTCGTCCACCCACTCGTTCGGGATGACGAGGCGCGCCTGCCACCCAACGAGGAACCCGGCGGCCCTAACCGGGAAGAACACCCGACGCTCGACCGGGCTGTAGTGGACCCCGTACTCGGCCGCCACGGAGGCCGGGACGCCGCGCCCCTCCAGGTAGGCGACCCCCCTGGCCGCCTTCCTGTCGTCCAGGGGCACGCAGTGGTGGGGCCACTGCACGATGGGCATGGCCAGCTCCTCGTCCTCCTCCTCGTCGCCCCACGGCAGGTGCAGGCTGGCGGCCATGGCCCCCACCCCGGACCCGTACAGGTACTCCCGGACCTGGGCCACCGGCTTGCCGGAGGCGTAGGCCAGGAACCACTCCGGGGCCCCGCGGAAAGTGTTCTTCTCCCCGCAGGACCAGCACACGAAGCGCCCGTCCCAGTGGCGGACGTACACCTTGCATGGCTTGCTGCACTGGGGGCAGTCGAAGACCAGGGACTTGTGGGTGCGCCCTACGGGCCCCCTCAGGCCCTCCTGCTCCAGGAAGGCCAGCAGCCTCTGCTCGTCGTAGGCCCCGGCCGGTAGACCGCGAGCCATAGACTACCCCTCTCCCCCCTGCTCCGGGATCTCGTCCTTGGACCAGGCGCCGGCCAGGTCCTTCTGGCGGAGCTGCCTGAGGACCTCGGACTGCATCTCCGCGTTCTTCTCCAGCTCCTCCAGGATGGCGGCCTTCCCGTTCCACTTGTTGCCGCCGAAGGCGTAGAACCGGTTGCCGGGGAGCACCTCGATGATGCCGCGGGCCACCCCGAGGAGGAACACCTCCTCGTGGACGTTGATGATGCCCCTCTTGAAGTCGAAGGTGAACTGTCCGGTGCGGCCGGACGGTCCGAAGGCCGACTTCGTCACGGTGGTGTGGATCTTGCGGGCGGTCAGCTCGCCCTCCCCCAGACGCACGTCCTGGAGGGAGTCGTCGCGCAGGGACCTCTCCAGGAGGTCGGTGCGGCCGTCCTTGTTCCGGTTGGCGCGCACGTTGAGGTAGTACTCGCCGTAGTGCTTCATGCCCCAGGCGGCCGCCATGCGGACCGTGGCGTGGCGGGCCAGCTCCTTCTCGTCCTGCTCGGCCCGCTGGTGGGCGGTCAGGATGACGGCGATCCGGTACTTGCGCTGGACCGCCAGGATCATCTTCAGACCGTCCTGGATGGTGGCCGCGTGGTCCCCCCTCTGCATGGTGTCCACGGTTGTGGCGTTCTCCGACCTCCTCCCCTTGACCCCGGTGATGGAGTCGATGATCGCCAGCTTGATCGGGGCGCCCTGGTCGCACAGGTCAGCCACGTCCTGCTCGAACCGGTCGAACACCTCGGACGGGCTGTTGACGCTCCACGCCTGGTAGCGCTTCGGGTCGATACCGAACATGGCCATCGACTCCTTGGTCATCTGCCCCTCCTCGCGGAACTCGGTGTCCCACTTGAGGGCGATGGCCTCGGGGTCGTCGCGGTGCATCTGGCCGATGGTGAGGTTGCTGAGCAGGGACTTTCCCTCGCCCGGCGGACCCCAGAATATGCACGAGTACCCGAGGGGCAGCCCGTGGGTGTTGCCGAGCGTGAAGTTCGTGCTCGGGGAGGGGGTCCTGATCGTGTGGTTGAAGGGGTTGTACTCCCCCCGAACCGCCCCCTCCAGCTCCTGTAGCTTCTTCAGAAAGTCCTTTGCCATCCTCGTCTGTGCCTCCGTCCTACCATCGTCCGTCGTTTACTGGCGGCGACCTAGGGTCGGACCCCAGCGCCTTCTTCACCGCGGTGTAGCTGTTCTCGAACCCCTTCGCGTGCACCTTCATCATCTCCGCGTAGGCCTCCAGGCGGTCTATCCGCTCCTGAATGGCCGCGTACTCGACGTCCTGCGACAGGACCGCCCTGCGGAGGTCCTCCGAGGACTTGTCGTACCCGGCCGCCTTCAGCCTCTTGGGCACCTCTTCGAGGAGCAGGACCGCCCTCCTGGCGTCCAGGGACCGCTCGGCCTTCTTCATCTGGGCCCGCAGGAGCCGCTCGGCCTTGGACGCGTCAATCCACGCCATGTTGAAGGCCGCCATCAGCTCCGGCGCCTTGAAGGTGTTGACGGTCCCAACCTCCGCATGCCGGCTGTCCGCCCGCATGACCCTGGCGAGGTCGATCTGGAACGACCCCTCCCCGGAGCCAAGCGGGCAGACCAGCAGGTCGTCGGCCATCTACCCCGTCGTCTTCTTGCCGATGTTGAACTTCGCCATGAACTCCTCGTCGGTCTCCATGGCGAGGGCCGCGGGCGCTGGTGCGGCCACCTCCTGGGCCGGGGCCGGAGGGGCCGCCTGGGTGGCCACTCGGATGGTGACGGACGCCTCCGCCCGGTCGTGGCCGTGCGACGAGACGGCGGCCGGCTCCGAGGCCTGGGGCGTCTGCGCCCTGGGGGCGGCCGTCGGCTGCTGGCGGACCTCCTGGGCCGGGGGTGCCTGCCGCCGAGACGGCTGGCTGACGATGGCCAGGACCTCCTCCGGGTCCTCGGTGCACCTGGTCAAGGCCAGGATCTGGTCGTACGTCAGGTGGTACTCCCCGATGGTCGCCAGGTCCTGGCACGTGTCCAGGGCCTGCCGGGCCTGCTCGTTGGTCAGAGAGACGATCTTCTCAGACCTGATGACGCGCCCGTGGAACTCCTCGTTGACCATCCGCGGCGAGATCGTCTCGGTGAACGCCCCGATGTTCTTCCTGGGGTCCCCGATGCGGTTGAGGGTCCAGATCACCATCTTGTCGATGGAGATGGGGTCCATGCCCAGCTTGAAGAGCTTGTCCAGCTCGACCTCCAGCAGCTTCATGGTCTTGTGGGAGATGCCCGCCGAGAAGAACTCCCCCTTGGCGTACACGTTCATCCACCACTTTCGCTGTGGCCGGAAGTCCTTGAGCCACTTCTGCTTGGACTCCGTGAGCAGGTCGATCTCGGCGTCGCTCTTGCCCTCGCGCTTGTAGCCGTCCACCGTCTCCTCGAACTGCGCGTCCCGCTCGTTGTACAGGTTGCACTGCGGGCACTCCTGCTTCACCATCCCGGTGCGCAGGTTCTTGTCCTCGATGCAGAGGAAGTTGATGGTGCGCGTCTTGGTGGGGTCGTCCGTCCTGGGGACCTGGTACCCGTAGTGGAGGGTCAGGTAGCGCCGGAAGCCCTTGTCCACGTTGCGCATGGAGTGCATCGCGGGCAAGATGCCGAAGTCGTTCTCGCCCTCCTCCCACTTGAGGGGCTTCTTGAAGACGCTCCTTCTCTCGTAGTTGGTCTTGCCGAACCTACCGGCGATGTCGTCGTCGTATGCCTGGTTACTGCTCATCGTCATTCCCTCCCTGTCTCTTCTTCTTGTTTTTCCTTTTCGGAGACTTCCCCCTTGGGGGTCTCCGCCGCTCTCTGAGAATCCGTGGTCGGACGCGGGAAGAAGGCCAGCACGTCGTCGGCCGTCGGCTCCTTCTCCGGGTCTGCGATCCGGCTGGTTGGGCAGGACCACGCCTGCTGAGCGGCCCTGGCCTCCTCCTCCGAGGCAAGCCCGTACACCAGGACCGCTACCGGTCCGTCCCCCGGCCCCTCCTTCGAGTCCAGGGCGGCCGCTGTGATGGCCCGCGCGATCAGCTCGTTGTTGATGCGGTCTCCCGTCAGGCGTCGAACCGTGGCACGAACGTACTTGACGACCGCCTGCTCGCTGGTCACCTGAAAGCTGGTGAAGGGCTGGGACGTCGAGATGGTGACGTCCTTGAAGCCGAGCGCCCGGGCCTCGCTCACGAGGCCGCGGATGAGGGTTCCGTACTGGTCGGAGGTGAACTCCTTCGAGCCCCCCATGGTGGTCCAGACGCGGCGCGCGAGCTTCTTGTAGAACTGCGACGCGTCCGCCGACAGCTCCACCCCCTCCTGGATGGCCAGCTCCACGAACCTCCCGGAATAGCGCCCGTCCACCACGAAGACGGCAACGCTCTGCTGCTGCAGCGCCTCCCGGTACTCAGCCTTGAGGGACGGCAGGCCCTCCCTGGCGGAGTTCGCCTTTGCCTCCCACCCGGCCCTTGTCGCCTCCGGGTAGTCGGCCGGGTCCATCTTGGTCAGCTTTTCTGCCTTTTGGACCTCTTTTGCTATCGTCTTTACGCTTCGCTTCTTCGACATTCCACCGCTCCTTAGCCTTCTCTACCTGCTCCTGCGCAACCTGGACCCAGTCTATCATGAAGGACTTGCCGGCCCTGAACTTCGACAGCCCGACCAGGACTATCGCGTCTGCCACGTCCCCCGCCGCGCTGACCCTCTTAGGAAGCTCTCCGTTCCTCGACCACGCGACAACTTTAACCCTCTCCCCGGAGATGTCAAGGTGCAACTCACGTGCCGGACCGCGCCTGGTGGGAAAGTTCCTGACCTCCAGAACGTGACCCACCACGACGACCTGGAGGCCGCCCTCCGGGATGAACGGCAGCTCGTCGATGGCTCGCATGTCGCGGGCGTCGGCCAGCATCGTCTGGCCCTCCCAGAACCACCCGTCCGGGGTCTTGGAGACCCCTTTGTAGCCGACCTGAAGGAGGACGGGCCGTAGGTCCTCGGAGTAGGCCGGGAGGATGGCGCGTCGCAACAGGTACCTCGCCAGGGGCCCGACCTGGGCGTACCATCCGGGGACCCTCTCGGGCTTCTCCCCGGCGGCCTCCATAGCCGCCTCGAAGGCGTCCAGCTTGTCCAGCATCGTCCCCCCGCGGACGGCCTCGGGCAGGATTGAGTCCATGGTGCCCGAGACGATCAGGTTGTGGACGACCCCGCGATGGATGGAGCTGTGCCCGCCGCGGAACTTCAGCTCGACCTTGGTCTGCTTGGTCTTCTTGTCCACGACCTCTGAGGCCACGTAGGCCCCGGTGTCCTTCTTGTGGCGCACGATCTTGGCGCAGAAGTCGTTCAGGTCCGAGTAGGGGGCGTAGCGCAGGATCTGACCGTGCGCCTTCTCCCCGATCCCGTGCAGGAGGCTGACCGGGGCGACGATGCGGTCGCCGTGGATCTCGAACACGTTGGACAGCCTAGACAGGTCGGGGAGGTCCACCAGGTGGCCGCAGAAGGGCCAGAACTGGACACACACCTCGTCCTTGTGCGCGTTGCGTAGCACGGCGCACCACCACTCCAGGGGGTAGTGGTGCTTCATGAAGGCGCACACGTACCCCGTCAGGGCGTAGCACGCCGCGTGAGACTTGTTGAACCCGTACTTGGCCCAGGTGATGAAGAACTTCCACACCCCCCGCGCGTTCTCCTCCCCGAGCTTGGCCGAGGCGCCGGCCAGGAAGAACGGGAAGGCCTTCTCGACCTTGTCCATCTTCTTCTTTGCCACGTTGCGGCGAAACTCCTCCGCCTCGGGGCCGCTGCAGCCCGTGAGGTGCTGGTAGGCGCGCTGGAGCTGCTCCTGGTAGACCATGACCCCGTGGGTCTCCGGGAACAGCTCGGATAGGAAGGAGGGGACGTCCGGGCTAGGGGCGAGGCCCCGGGCCCTCCTGGCGTACTCCACCAGGGCGTTGTGGGGCGGACCCCCCTCCGGGTTCTTCAGCTCGACGTCCAGGGCTCCGGGCCGGTCGAGGGCCGTGAAGGCGGCCCCGTCCAGGACGCTGCAGATCAGCGGCCGCCCGTCGGGGCGCAGGTGGTCGAACTTCTTCAACCACCCGGTGGCTCCCGGGGTGTCTAGCTGGAAGACGGTCTCGGTCCGGCCCTTGAGGGTGTCGGTGAACACCGCGTCGTCCTCGGGCAGGTCCCACACGTCGTATAGGCGCCCCCGGAAGGGCACCAGGCGGTGGGCCGGCACGTGGATCCCGTCTATGGTCGCGCCCTCCTTCGGGATGCCCACACCGGCCCTCTGCTGGACCAGACGCACCGCGGCGCCGATGTCCTTGAGGCTGTTGATGACCAGGAAGTCCATCTTGACGCCGCCGCACGCCTCCACCGAGGGGGCCGTGTACTGCGTGACCTTGTGGCCCGACACCGAGGTGAGCGGGATGAACTCGTGGATGGGCCGGTTGGCGATCACGAACCCGGCCGCGTGTCGGCCCTTGTTCCGCGCCAGGCCCAGGCACTTCTGCAGGATGCCCCACTCCCGGGGGAACTCCCGGATGTACTGCCGCAGGGCCTCGTCGGTCTCTATGGAGCCCTTGACCTGCGTGCCGTCGTCGGACTCGTACCCGAACACGAAGTCTTTGTCGTCCACGTTCTGGGGGGGCTGGGCGAACTTCTTGGTCAGGGCCTCTACCTGGGGCGGGACGTGCCCCCGGGTCAGGCGAGCCACGTCCTTGGCCGCGTTTCGCAGCCTCAGGGTCGTGTCCACCGATATCTGCGCGTAGTGGGCCCCGAACCTCTTGTCGAGCCAGCCGCCCTCCCGGGTCAGCAGCTCGCGCCCGGGGAAGTCGAGGTCGATGTCCGGCAGGCTGCCGCTCTTGATGCGGTCCAGCGTGATGAAGCGCTCCAGGGACAGCTCGTACCGGATGGGGTCCATGTGCGTGATGCCGAGCAGGTAGGCCAGCAGGAGGCCGGCGGCCGACCCCCGGCCCACCCCGGTAAGCTCGCCCTGGTCGGCGTACTGCCGGCACGCCTCCTCGGCCAGGAAGAAGTAGGGCAGCAGGTCGATGGTGCCGTTGAGGTGGAGCATCTCCACCTCCGCCCGGAGCCTGGCCTTGTACCTCTGGTCGTCCCACCGCATGCGCCCGTGCCGGTTGATCAGCTCGGTCATGTAGGAGACGGTGTCTTCGGGGTAGAACTTCGCAGGCAGGCTGGGCTTGTACTCGAACCGGAAGTCCTTGAACCTGGCGGCCCACGCCGCGTTGTTCTCCACCCAGGAGTCGAACTCGGCCCGGGGGACGCCCATCCGGGCGCCGAAGTAAGCGAAGGCGTCCTCAGATGACTGTCGGTGGTAGCTGCCGTAGAACCTCCACGGCCCGCTCTGCGCCAGGCGTACGTCCTGGACGATCTTGTCGTCCGGGTGGGCGTAGTGGGCGTCGTCGCTGACCAGGACGGGGTCGCCGTACCTCCTAGCCATGGCCAGCATGAACCTGTTCGTCCCCGCCTGCACGTCCGTCGTGTTGCACCACGGGCGACACTGGTTCTCCACGAACCCCTCGACCTTGTCCACCGATACGATCTCGACCGGGGAGGCCTCGTCCTCCCACTTCCGGTAGTGCTTGACCGCCAGCAGCTTGCCTCGGACCTTGCGGAAGGCCAGCGCCTCCGCCGTGGTCTCCCCCTCGGTCGTCCTCAGGTTCTTGTCGAAGTGGTAGCGCAGCTTCCGGCCGTCCTCCAGGGTCAGAAAGACCGCCTTGGTGTAGTTGCGGCTGCAGTCGTGGGGGAAGGCCTCCACGTAGAAGTGGCCGGGGCGCGCGAGGCCACGCAGTCGCTCGTAGTAGGCCACCGCGGTGGCCGCGTCGTCCCTCTCCAGGAGGTGGCGCTGCACCATGCCGATGAGGCACCCCGAGCCCAGGGTGACGTTCAGGCCCCCGATCTCCTCCATCTCCTTCCACGAGAACAGCGGCTTGCGCTCCTGCCCGTGCTGTTCCGCCCTGGCGTCGGCGTGAGACAGGAGGGCCCCCAGGCGCTCGTAGGACGGCTGGTCGAGCGCGTGCACGGTGCCGTGCATGTACTTGACGAAGTCCACCAGCTTGCCGTCCTTGTTCTTCTGGGCGCCGGCCCCGAGGAGGATGGTGCAGTCGTCGTCCCGGAAGTAGAACTCGCATCCCAGGATGGGGGTCAGCTTGCGCTCCCTGGCCACGTCGTAGACCATGCGGCAGGCCGCCAGGCTGCCGTGGTCGGTGGCCGTGATGGCCCCGGTACCCAGCTCCTCCTCGCGGTCGGCGAAGGACTCCACGGTCGATCCCGTGTCGAGGGACATCGGGTGGACGTGCGGGCTGGCGAAGTTCCTCTCGTCAGCCACGGCCCAGGTCCTCCCTCCCGACGCCCATCTCCTTGCGCAGCTTCACAACCACCCTGGCCCACATGGCCTGGACCTGCTTCTGGGTGATGCATAGCGCCTTGGAGATGAGGTAGTCGTCGCATCCGTCCGGGTGCCTCTCGATCATCTCCTCAAGGGAGTAGTGGTACTTCTTCATGGCCACGAAACCCGGGTCCTCCTCAAGGCGCTTCTGGACCTCCTCGGGAGGCAGAGCCTCGCATGGCCGGTCCTGTCGCTCGAACTCCTTGCGGCATACGCGACACCGCTGCGGGAACAGGGCGGCCTCGCAGACTAGGCAACGCCGCTCGTCGATCCTGCATCGGCACTCCGAGCACTCGTAGGACGAGGTGCCCGCGGGGCGCCTTACCTTGGCCCGTTCGGCGCTCAAGTCCGGGTCTCTGTCCTGCCGTACTCGTCGCCCAGGATCGGGCCGTTCTCGGTGTAGAAGAACCACTCCCGCTGCCGGCGACCCGTCACCACCAAGGTCCACGTCCTCCGCCCCGGGTCGAGGAGGCGTACTCGGTGGATGTGGTCCACCCCGCGCACGGCGATGCTCCCCGCGCGCAGCACCGGGGACCTGCTGTAGACCCCGCGCATGCCGCCGTCCGTCACCCACCAGGTCTCGTCTCTGTAGCCGCCCCGCATCACAAACGTGACGAAGGGCCAGGGGTGGCCGTGAGGGTCGGGGTCGTCGTCCGACAGGTAGAAGACGTGCAGGTACAGCCTGAACCAGGGCGTCACCAGGATGCGGAACCTTCTCAGGTACAGCCTGTCGGCCTGGGACCTGGAGGGCACCTCCTCCCGGACGAACAGCCGGGAGGCGATCCTCTCCATGAACGAGGCTCTCGGGTCGCCAAGGCGCCCGCGGGGGTGGGTGACCGCCTTCCCTGTCGGCTTGAAACGAGACGAAACCAGCTTGTTCTCCATGGTCAATCTCTGGGCCAAGGTAGCACGGAGCCGCCGGCCGAATCAAGGAGGCGGGCGAGCCGCAGGACCTCGCCCTGGAGCACCTTCATGTGGGCCTCCTTAAGCCGGATGGCGCGGTCCAGCGCGTGGATGTTTATGCGCTGAGACACGACCTCGTCCCTCGTCTCGGCCAGCGCCTTCTTCTTGCCGGCGTACTGTCCTATGTCCACCACCTCCTCCTGGAGCGACCTGACCACCTCGTCTTCACATAGAGCCAGAACGGCCTCCAGACGCGCCAGCTCTCCGGCGTACAGACTCCTCCGGGTGGCGGCCTGCTGGAGCCACGACTGGACGCCGCGGACCTCGTCCCTGGCTAGGCCGAGCTGACGGGCGACTTCCGACGCCCCCTGTCCCACGGCTAGTACGAGAACGGCTTGATGATGTCGTCCAGGCGCCCGTCCCGGTCCGTGGCCTGGTCAACCGTGACGAACCTCTGGTCGCCCACGACGAACCCCTCGACCGACTCCCAGATCCACTGGCCGCAGTTGACGCCGGGAGCGCCTATCGACAGGGCGTAGGCGTCGGTGGGGATGAGGCACCCGTTGGTCATGAAAATCTGACCTTCGGGGAGCTGCGTCACCGACCCGATGTGGACGTGTCCGGTTGCGAACATGTCGTACGGCCGGCCGAGCTTGCTCAGCTTGTTGAAGCGGTTGGCCTGGTTACGCACCGACTCGATGTCGATGGACTTGCCCGGGTTGCCCGGCTTCATGACGGTGTCGCCGTGCGTGAAGAAGGCCAGCTTGTCGAATATCCGACAGTCGTAGTAGGGGGTCCTCGGCATGACCACCTCCATGTTGAGGCGCGGGTTTGTCTGCGCCATCAGCCGGAGGGCGGTGTAGACCGCCGTCTCGTAGGCGTCCCACTTCTGGGTCACCGCGCGGTCGTGGTGGCGGGACTTGTCCCGCCCGTGGTTGCCCGGGGTGCAGTACACCTTGATCTTGGCGAACTCCCCGGCCAGGTACATCAGGCCCTGGGCTAGGATGTGGACGGCCGCCTGGACCTGCGCCGCGATGGGCGCCGCGTCCTGGGGGTCGTGGAGCTTGCCCTGGATGATGTCCCCGATGATGTGGACGTACAGGGTCGTGTCCTTGCGGTACTGACGCTTGTAGTCGGCGGCCTGGACGAGGATGCTGGCGGTGCGCCTGGCCTCCTCTACCGGGCCGTACTGCATCGGCACCTCCCTGCCGTCCAGGAGAGCGCCGTAATGTAGGTCCGACAGCAGGACGTTCAGGATGCGGTGCTTCTTCGTGCTCTTGTTCAGCCTAGGCCGCCGGGAGGGGGCCTTGTAGCGCCCGACGATCACCTTCGAGATCCTCTCGAACTCCTGGAGGAAGTGCTGCTCGTGCGCCAGCGCCAGGTACTGCCGGCGCGAGCGCCCATGGGTGAACCTCCTCGCCTGGTCGGCCGCTGCCTCGTCCAGGAGGCTGGTCAGGCCCTCGAAGGCCGGGTTGGCTCCCCGAGGCATCTAGGACTGACCCCCGACGGGCGCCGCCCCGTTGGTGTCGCCCGGAGGCGAGGGGTCCGCCTCGGCGGCGGCCTCGGTCGGGTTGACGTCCGGAGCCGGAGGTGCGTCGGCGGACTTGTCCTGGACGTCGTAGACCTCGGTGATCTCCAGGTCGCCCTCCGCGGTGTGGTGGACGTATCCCGGCCCCTTCCCGAGGAGGGCTCCCTGGGCCTCCTTCGTGAGGGTGGAGAAGGTGTTCTGGAAGTACCCTTCCCCGTCTTTGTACTTCTCGACCCCGACGATGATCGACTTCTCGCCGATGGTGCTCGTCTTCACCAAGCTCCCCTCGGCAAGCATCGCCGCGAGGCTGGCCTTGGCGCGTCCGACCCGCTTCTCTGCCACCAGAGAGACGACGCGTTCGCGTCCCAGGTCGTCGATGACGGCGTCCACCGTCTCTCTGACCACGCCGAAGCGCGTCGAGAGGGCGTTGAGAGCCTCGTAGAGGCCCTGCATGATCCTCTCCAGGTCCGAGACCCTCTGGTCGATGTTCCGGACCTTCTGCCTGTGCGAAATCTGCCTCTGAAGCGGGTTGCTCATCTCTGATCTACTCCTTCCTGTTCGCTATCTTGGTGGCCGCGGCGACGACGTTGGACAGCATCCCGCCCCCGCCCTCTACCTCGGCCACCTGGTCGGCCGCCTGCGTCATGGTGATGGCCGTGAGCTGGGCGCCCGTGGGGGTCGGGATCGCGTGCGGGGACCGCGTAGGCGCTCGGCCCGGCTGGGCCACTTCCTGGACTATCTGGGGAGCCGTGACGGCAGGCTCCCTGGCGGGCGCCGCCGCCGGCCTCTTCTTGGGCCCCTGAGGGGGAGGCGCCGGCCTCCCGGCCAGCAGCGCCCTCACGCTCCTGATCTCGTGGTCCGTGAGCGGCGGCTCGGATCCTGCGCCCATGCCGAGCAGCTCCCCTAGCCTCCTCCGGACGAAGTCCTGAACCTCTCTGTCCACCAGGACCGAGGCTGCGTCCTCCGCGGCCTCGTCGAACAGGCTCCCCTTGAGCAGGGAGCGGTACCTCTCAGCGACCTCCAGGCGGCGGTCAACGTCGGTAAGCTCGCTATCGACGGTCGGCATGCAAGAACTCTACCACACCGCCTCTACGAGCCGCAAGACCCGGTCCCCTTGGTGATGTCGCAGGCGTCAGCCTGCTCCACGAAGACCTTGCCGACGTGGCCCATGGCCGTCTCGTACTTGACCGGGGTGAGCGGCTGCCCCCCGCGGGCCCCGTCCGGGTAGCAGGTAATCCCGCGCAGGCTCGGCAGGTGCCTCAGGAGCATGTTCCCGAACCCGCGGACCCGGTGCTCGTTGTTCAGCTCGGAACCCCAGGCCGGGAGGTTGATGGTCGAGCTGATGGCGTGGTCCACGTACCCCTGGACCCACACCTGGAAGGCGACGCGCCGCTCCACGTCCTCGGCGAGGGTGTAGGCGTCCTCCACCGCCTCCGGCGCCGTCCCGCCCTCGATCAGCCTCTTTGCGGTGGGGTCCACCACGTACTGGTAGTTCACCGCGTCGTTCTTGTAGTACCGGCGCTTGTACGCGACGCAGAACACGGGCTCGATGCCGGTGGTGGTCTCGGAGACGATGCCGATGGTCCCGTTGGGGGCGATGGCGCGGGTCTTCACCGGCCTGCTCAGCTCCCACTCGTCCGCCCACCGGTTGGCGTGGTCTCCGCTCCCGGAGTAGACCTTGAGGTACTGCTCCAGGTCCGGGTCGGGGCCGTACTTCTTACCGTGGGTCAGCAGCCACTCGTGGATGCCCATCATCCCGAGGCCCAGGCGGCGGTTCTTGGTCCGCACGCGGTCCACGTCCTGGTAGGGGACGTCCGAGTAGACGGTCCCGGCCAGCAGGAAGGCGACCCCCACCTCGACCACCCGCGCCATCTCCTCCAGGGACCCTATCCTGGCCAGGTTCACCGAGCCGAGGTTGCAGATGTCGGAGTCGTCATGCGAGGTTATCTCGGTGCAGGCGTTCCGCAGGCTCTCCCCGCGGTTCTTCCCGACGTCGATGCTGAACCCGGGCTCGGCCGTCCTCAGCATCTGCTTCACGGTGGCCCAGTATACCTTCTTGGCCAGCTCGTGGTCTCGATGGTCCTCGTTCTCGATGGCCCTGAAGAAGGCGTCGTCCAGGATCACGCTGACGTTGGTGCCGTCCATCGGGGCGGGGTGCTCCACGCTCTTGTCCTTCAGGGCCTTGATCTCTTCCGGCCAGTCCTTGATCTTGACGAAGTCTAGGATGTCCGGGTGGTTCCAGTGCAGGCCGGCCCAGATGGCGCTCCTCCTGGCGCCCCCCTGGCGGACGAACCGGCCCGCCTCGTTGACCATCTGCATCAGGGCGCAGGGTCCGGACGCCACCCCGCCGGTCTTGCGTATCGGCTTGCCCTTCGCCCGGAGGTCGCTGTAGACGACGCCGATGCCGGCCCCCGTCATGAGCGCCTGCGTCGCCTTCTGCATGAGGGACGACCACCCCTCGCGGCTGTCGTCCGCGCGGAGGAGGAGGCAGTTCTGCGTCTGGTGGTACGGTCGTCCGGTTGCGTAGAGGTACCGGCCGCCCGGGATGAACTTCCTCTCGACTACCATCTGCACGCACTCCCTCACCAGGGCCTTCGGGGCATCCACCGCCTTGAACACGGTGGGCACCACCCGCTCCGCCGCCTCCTCCCAAGTCTCCTTGCGCTGGCCCACGTCGTGCGCGTAGCGCAGCTCGAAGACCTCGCGGGCGAACGAAGACATAGCGGTAGCGTCTGTGGTCATTCTAGCTCTCCTGGATCGGCGGGACCATCTGGCCAGATTACCAGCCGGTCCCGTTGGATGTGTCTACGCCTCGGAACCACGCGGTGCCGAGACACAGGGCCTCGGCCACGTCGTTGTCCTTCTGGATGAGCGGGGCTGCGAGCTGGCCGGCGAAGGCGTCGTTCGCCCACCTTACGGCGACGCGCTTGGCCTTGATCCGGCCGCGCACGCCCTCCAGCTTCTTCCCGGCCCTCTTGGCTCTGCTCAGGCGCGCGTTCTGCCTCTTGTCGTCCTTCGTGAGGCGCACGGACAGCGAGTCCCGCCAGTCCTTGGTCGAGACGTAGTGGACCCGGGCCCCCAGGCCCTTCATGATCATCTGGAGGAGGATGCAGTGAGTGAACTCAAGGAGCTTCTGGGTGAAGCGGCTACGCCCCTGGTTGGTCTCCTCGATGACCACGTAGTCCGGCTTGTGCTGCCGGACGAGGCAGAAGACCTGGTAGGCCATCGCCTCGGCCGCCAGAAGGTACCCGGCCGGGTAGGGGGAGTCCAGCGTCCCGATGGTCCTCTCGGCGGTGCCGTAGAGGAGCAGCTCCGGCGTCGGGGCGTCGGGGCCCCGGGCGGATCGACCCCTCATCAGGCACCATCCGGTCCTGGTCGTGCTGACGTCCAGGACCAGGACCGTGTCCTGGTTCTTGGTCACGCCGTCGGGACCTGCTTGCCGCGGCCCGTCAACTCGTCTCGGCAGAAGGAGATGCGGAGCTGCGTCTCCTTGGCGTTGGCGCGGTACAGCTCCCCCGCGCTCTGCAGGCGCTCCTTGGCCTCCTGGTAGTCGGTGTCCGACTCCTTGGCCTCCTGGACCGCCTGGTGGGTCAGAGCGACCTCCGAGATGATCTTCCGGATGCCCTCCTCGTCCGCCGCCTGGACCTTGGCCTTGAACTCCTCGGCCAGCCCGTCGTACTTGCCCTTCTTGGGCTTGAACCCCTTCTTCGCCATCGTGACCTCCGTGTTTGCCGACCCTTCGTCTTAAGAAACCGTCAAGACCCCTCGAACACCGAAGAGAAGTCCGGGCGCCCGACCCCCACCAGGTCGTCGTTCGACACGTCCCCGGTGAGGAGCTTGAGCCGGCCCATGATCCTGGCCGAGGCGAGGAAGATGGCTATCTTGGTCATCTCCTCCGCCGTGGCCGGCCTGTCCATGCCCTGGAGCCTGAACCCCACCGGGAGCGCCTTGAACTCGTCGATGGCCATCGACGTCAGGTCGGACAGGTCGCGCGCGGTGAGCGGCATGGGCACAAGCTACACCACGAGCCGCTCCTAGGTCAAGACGCTATCCAGGACTCGCCGTCCCGGTGCTCGACCACGACCTCGCGAGAGAACAGCTCGCCCATCTCGCTGCTGTGGTCCACGACCAGCACCAGCCGGTCGGACGACACCCCCCGGAGGACCTCCAGGCAGGTCTCCTTCTCCACCACGCCTAGGCCGTCGAAGGCCTCGTCCAGGACCAGCCACCCCACCCGCAGACCGGTCCGCCGCTCGACCACCGACAGCAGGGCCAGGTCCACCGCCAGGCGGACGGCGCTGAGCTGCCCGCCGGAGATCCCGTGGCGCACCTCGGCCCCGACCAGCTCCTGCCCGCCGACCCGGACCGCCATCGCTATGGAGCGCCTGGCCTCGCCCCTCTTGGTCGCGACCTCCGACCTGAACGAGACCGACAGGTGCCGCACGTTCGCCACCGAGGCCAGGATGCGGTTGGCGTCGTCCGCCACCTCCAGCAGGGCCTCGTCGAAGATGGCTCCGAGGAACCCCCTCCTGCCCACCAGGTCCGAGAAGTCTCGCTCGGCGGCGGCGGCGGCCTTGGCGGCCCGGTGCGCGTCCCGTAGACGCCGGGCCTCCTCCCGTACCTCCTCCGCCCTCCGGGACCTCTCCTCGGCCGCCGCCAGCTCCCTCCTGGCCGCCGCCAGCGACTCGGAGCTGGCGGCGCACCTGACCCTGGCCGTGTCGCGCGCCGCCTCCAGCTCCGCCCTCCTGGGGTACTGCGCGGACGCCATCCGGGCGAGCTGGGCCGACTGCTCCAGCGACCGCAGCTCCGCCTCCAGGCGCCCCTCCTCCGCCAGGGCCTCCGCGCGAACCCTGGCCCTGGACGCGGCTAGACCGGTCTCTAGTTGACGCTCCAGTTCGAGGAAGGCCGCCACCTTCGGGTCGGGCTCCCACGGGTTGGACAGGTCCCACCGCTCCAGGTCCGTGACGGACTCGGCGGCGCTCCGGGCCGCCTCCAGCTGGGCCGCGATCAGCCCCTCCTCCGCCGCCAGGCGCTCGACGGCCGGGGCGGTGTCGTCCCAGGCGCGCAGGCAGGTCGGGCACTCCTTCTTACACAGGAGCGCCATCTGCCCCCGGACTGCCGCCAGCTCTGCCTCCAGGCGCGGCACCTCCCGGGTCTTCGCGTGGGTGGCGACGTAGTGCAGCTTGACCATGTTCGCCCGGACGTTTGCGTGGACTCGCTGGCGCGCTGCGTCCTCGGCCTCAAGGCGCCCCCTCCTGTCCCGGCACTCCCTGAGCTGGGCGGCGGCCTGGGGGTCCTCGAAGGACGCCTCCTTGGACCGGACGGCCGAGAGCTGTCGCTCGGCGGCGGCGGCCGCCTCCCGCAGCGGGGCGAGGACGACCGCCAGCCGCTCGTCCGCCTCCTCCGCCGCGGCCTCCAGGCCCTGCCTAGCTGCCTCCAGCTCTCCGCGCAGGGTCGCGTCCAGGGCCTCCAGCTCCGCCAGCCTAGACCGAGAGACGTCCACCCCGAGACCCTCGGGCTCACGGCCGGCCAGGGCCTCGGCTATCTCGGCGGCGGCGAGCGCCTCCGCCTCGGCCTTCCCCAGCCGGTCGGCGGCCTCCGCGGCGGCGGCCGCGGCCGCCTCCAGGGGGGCGAGCCCGAGCAGGTCGGACATGAACGACTTCTTCTCCTCGTCCGACATGGACAGGAACACCCCCTGCTCGCCCTGGGGCCGGTACGCCAGGACCCCGAGCAGGGACGGGGGGAGCCCGATGGCCCTTGCCAGGTGCTCGGCGGCCGGCCTGGCCCCCTCCACCGTCTGCCCCATGGCGGTCACGGAGAGCTGGCCGGCGGACCGCACGACCTCGACGTCCCCGGACCTGCCCGGGACCGCGAGGGACACCCTGAGCGGGGGCGATCCGTCGGACCAGTTCTGCAACCGGGAGGCCGGGACCGGGCAGTACCCGAGGGCGTAGGCGATGGACGCCCCCAGGGCCGACTTGCCGGCGCCGCTGCCGCCCCCGGTGGACAGGTTGCGGCCCCGCAGGAGGACCATGCCGCGGTCCGGGAGTTCTAGGTCCGACCCCCCCTTGAACGGGCCGAAGCCGCGCAGGGACAGCCTCACCGGTCCCCCCCGCCCTCGTGCGCCCTCTCCCGCTCCTCCAGCAGCTCCTCGATGTCGGCCCGCCTCTCGACCGAGCGCGCCATCACGCCGTTGTCCAGGACCTCGACCGGGGTCGCGTGCGGGGCCCCCGGGTCTTCTCGGGCGACCGGGCCGCCGCAGGACGGGCACCGGACGGACCCGAGGCCGCCGGCCTCAAGGAGGCGCCTCCCCCTGGCGCCGCAGGCGGCTTCGAGGCACCTGAAGCGGAAGGTGGGCACGGCCTAGTTGTTGATCGCGGGGTCGTCCACGCCCGGGCCGCGCCTAACGAACACGGCGACCCGGTCCTGGCCCGCATCCCTTGCGGCGGCCGCGATCTCGTCCAGCTTGGCGGCGGCGAAGATGAAGACGCTCCCATCTTCTACCCCCACGACCGCGACCCCGTCCGTCGCCTTCCTCGTCCTGTCATCGTCCTGTTTCGCCATGTCAGTTCGCCTCCAGCCTCGCCAGCTCCGCCTCCAGCCTGGGAATGGAAGCCGACACCTCGCGGGCGAACCGGAGCCGGGCCTTCAGGGCGCAGACCATGCACCAGGGCGCGGCCCCGCCGTGCACCGCGGCCACGACCCCCTCCGACCCGGTCCACCACACGGTGGCCGGCCGCCGGCCGCAGCACGCGCACGGGCCCCTGACGGGGTCGAAGACGCTCACCCCTCCTCCGCCTGGCCCGCCACGGACCTCATGAACCGGCTCGTGTCGGAGGCCTCCCGGCGCTCCAGCTCCCTGTCCCGGGCGTAGACCACGGCGCCGCCCAGGGTCCCGAGCAGGGTGGCGATGGAGATGGAGCTGCGCACCGCCTCCAGGACCGCCGGCAGGCTGTCCATCAGGCCGGCCTCCCGCGGATCCACGTGCCGCCCGTGCATGGCGTCGAACACGACGGGCCTGTCGGACTCCAGCGCCTTCAGGACGGGGTCCAGGACCTGCTCGGTGTCGGTGAACCCGGCGTTCTCCAGCAGCCTCCGGACCGGCTCCAGCAGGGCCGGCTTGAGTACGTCCTCCACCGGTCCGCTGCACGGCCCCAGGGCGCGGCACGCCCGCAGCAGCGCCCAGCCGCCCCCGTACAGGCACCCGTGCTTGAGGGCCCCCCGGACGGCGCACACCGCGTCCTCCGCCCGGTCCCGCTTCTCCTTGGTCTCGCCGTTGGACGGGCCGAAGATGCGCAGGCGCGCGATGCCGCACGAGAGCTTGGCCATCCGCTCGCGCAGGGACTCCTCGTCGTAGCGGCTGGCCGCCTGGGGCAGGGCCGCCCTCAGCTCGTCCACCCGCAGGACGACGGCGTCCTCGTTCGCGAACCCGATCACGCTCGACCGAAACCGCGAGGCCTCGAAGGACCTCACCCGGGCCCGGTAGACCGGCGCCAGCCGGACCTCCCCGGACTGGTCGTCCGGGACCTCCCTCTCCCCCACCACCTCGGCCCCCATGCCCTCCAGGTCGGCCTGGTCGAGGGGCTTGGTGAGGGGGTCGTACACCTCGGCGTCCACGAACGCCGCCAGGTCGTCCAGGAACGCCCGCTGGGCGTTCTGGGCCAGCCCCCCGGGGGCGACCAGGGGGAAGGGCCGCACCGTCCGGGGGTGCCTGAAGTTGGCCGCGAACATGGCCTGAACCTGCTCGCCGAACTCGGTGGCCACCACCACCACGCTCCTAGGCCCCCGCTCCTGGGTCCAGGCGTCGGCCACCTTGCGCACCACCGCCTCGGCCGTGGGCACGTCCGCCAGCCGGCCGTGGTAGAGCACGAAGACCGGCGCCTCCATGACGCATCGCTGGGTCTCCCGCTCGTTGAGGAACTCGGGGTAGAACTGCCGGCAGGACTCCTCGAAGCCGGAGGCCACCGGGAAGCCCTCCACCCGCTCGACCTCGTACCGGCTGGAGCCCCGGGCCTCCTGCAGGGTGACGTTGCCGTCGTCCCCGCACACGTCGAAGCACTCCATCACCGCCCCGGCCAGGTCGTCGTCCCCGTTGGCCGAAACCCGCGCCACCCCCCTGAGCAGCGCCCTCCCCTCCGGCGAGGCCAGGTCCGCCCTCACGGCCAGGCCTCGCAGGATCGGCTCCAGCCGGGACCGGAAGCACTCCTCGATCTGCCGCACCACCCGCTGGGGGCTCTCCTTGGGCCTCCGCCGGCAGTAGGCCGCCGTGTGCCGCACCAGGGCGTCCGCCAGGACGGTGGCGGTGGTGGTCCCGTCCCCCGCCTCCCCGGCGGTCCTCACGGCGGCGTCCCGCGCCGCCTCCATCACGCACTGGGCGACGGGGTCCTCGAACCCGAGGCTCTTGAACACGGTCACCCCGTCCTTGGTCACCACCGGCGGCAGGTCGTGCTCGTAGCGCTCGATGAGCACCGGCCGCCCGCCCGGCCCCAGGGTCCCCCCGACCACCTCCGCGATGGTCCCCAGGGTGTCCTGAACCTGGTCCTCCAGCCCCCTGCTCCTCGAAGCCACCCGCTTGGCGGCCGACTGCACCTTCTGGTACTGCATCGAGGCCCAGGATACCACGACCCGCGGTCCTGTGCTACCATCTGCCCGTGTCGATCGAGGTCTGCTCCTGCTGGCACGGCGCCGCCTGGCACCACGGCCCGGGCGGCCGGTGCCTGTACGGGAGCGTCCACCCCATGCTGGCCGGCGGGTGCTTCCACGACCCGTCCAGCGGCTACTTCCGCCCCGAGTGCCGGTGCCCCGCCCTGCACCGCCCGGTCCCCTACGACCCCAGGCTCCACAACAGGCAGACGATGTACTACCAGATGCTCATCAGGAAGCGAAAGGAGACCGGTAACCCGCAAGCCCTTCTCTCGAACCCGTACGACAGCGCCTCCGGGGAGCGCGACGACACAAGTACCCGGACGTCAACGTGCGGCCTGGCATACCCGGGAAGACCGGGCCACCGGGCCGGGGAGCCGATCGAGACGGCCTCCCCTCATAGGCGGCAACGCGCCAGACGACCCCCCATGGCAGAGCACGACCGGAGCGGTGGTAAGAGGCCCGCCCCGGCGGCGTACTAGGAAACCCCGCCAGAGCCCCCGCCCCGACGTGACCCCGGGGCGGGCGGTAGCAGCGGGCCGGCGACCCGAAGCCAGCCACCCGGCGTCCGACCCGATCCCATATAAGGGGTCAAGGGGTCCATGGGAGGGATCTGGGAGGAGGGCCGGGGAGGGGTAGAGGGGGCGGCATCCTTGACGGGAGGGGCCCGAGGGGGGTATGGTCGGGCGCTGGAGGTAGCGACATGGGGTTCATAAAGAAGTCGATCGTGGTCCTGGCCTTAGTGGCCTTCGTGGCGGTCGTCGTGGTCGCGGTGGCCTGCTGGAACGCCTTCGTGGCGACGAGGTTGTGGGGGTGGTTCGTACCCCTGTCGGTGCCGACCCTGGCCGAGATGATCGGCCTGACCTTCCTGG